CGCGAATGTTCTCGCGCTCTGCTTCCATGCGCGTGAGTGAGTTGGAGATTTCCTGTAGGCAGGACTTGATAGCAACTTTCTGTGCCTGTGTAAACGATGCCATGACGATAATTCCTTAAATGGTGGATAGGTCTTTTTCCGCAGCCACGTAGTATTCGACGGGCTTCTCGGTGTGTTCGAACTTAGTCAGTCCCTTGCAAAGCTTGACGCGATATGAGCCGTCGAGCATCTTCCAGTTCTCAACCTTGATCACGTAGACAAAACTCTTAGTCGTCTTACCAATCTCGGTAGAAGACATGTCAGAAGAATCGTCCTTCGGGTCGTTCGACTGAATGTGAATCTTCTTGCCGTCACCACGGAAGATCAAGAACGGTGAGCCAGAGATACCGGCGCTCTTGCGCTGCCACTGTAGATCATCTGCGCTGAGAGTAAACTCATGCTCCGGAGTGTCCATCGTCAGTTTCTTGTCCGGTGGAATTGCGGTGATGATCTTGGGTGAGGAAAACTTGATGTAGTCCTTGCGGCGGGAGTCTGGAGACTTGAGGATAAGACGATCTGTTTCGACTTCAACCTCTGCATCCTTGTACAGAGACAACTTAGCAAGCAACTTGTTCAGGTCGTAGATACCAAAGTCGGAAGGGAAGGACTCTGCCACTCTTGCGTTTGCGAGGATAGTCTTTCCTGTTGTAATGGTTGTGAGTTCACTTCCCTTCCGAAACATGATGGTCTGGTTCAAAGTCGCGAAATTCTTGAGGATTTCAATTGTCAGTTCACTTAGCTTCATAATAACTCCAAAGTATACCGTATTATATCACGGTTGGATCAGTTTCACAACCTTTTTCTCAAGGTCTTCTAGCGTAGTAGAATTAGTGATTTCATCATCGAAGGTCTTGCCGATCCACGCCCACTCGGAGTAATGGACATTAGGATACTTCTTCATGCTCTGCATGGAGCCGTCCCAACTGGTCATGACGTTGTAGGCTTCGGCTGTGTCATACCACTCAGGTTCCGGACCACGCTTCACACGGATGACCTTGCCGCCGTTGTTACGGATCAGGTCAATTTCATTAGGAAAGCGAACGTCAGCGAGGACGTAGTTCTTAGCCGGATCAGTCCGTCTAAGGAAGGAAAGTACCCATACGTCTGTGTGGAACACGTTTCTGCCCGACTCTGTTCCCATAAGTTGCAGGGCGAGTCGAGGAGAAAACTCCCGCCCCAACTTCTCAGACCACCATGGATCAGGAGTCTCACGCCACTCTCGCGACTCCTTTGTATCACCTTCCAACATTTTCCTATCCCACCCAAAGATAGGAGCAACTGCGTCCTTCACTGCGTTCGCAAAACTTTCCTTGTGGAAACCGTACTTGTGAGTGAGTATGTCTGCAACGGTTCCCTTGCCACTGCCAATAAACCCAACGAAACCAATGATCATATTACAGAGTTCCCACGTAGTTCGCAACCGCTGCCATGTCACCCGTGAACGCATACGTTCCAATGTGGTGAGTCTTCATCCATGGGCAAAGCCAAATCTCGCCGCCGATCTTCCGCCACAACTGACAGAACATGTAGTCTTCGGAGAGGTAGCGCATGGAGCCGCCGCCGACGTAGGATTCCTTAGTATCGATCACGGTGTCGAAGTAAGCGTGAATCATGCGCGAGCCGTCAAAGTTGGCTTGTCCAACATGGTCGGGCTTGTATTCGATGCCGGGGAAGTTTTCCTTAAGCTTGTCGAATACGTCACGCTTGATCAGCATGTAGCCGGTGCCAATTTCCAGAACGGAGATAGGATCACCGATGGAGAACTTCTCGGTGCCGGGGACCGGATTGAACACAAAGTCACCCGCGACCTTCTCAAGTTCTTCAAGCTTGATGTTTGGGTTCTTCGTGATAGCGTCTTTCACAGCCGCCCACTTGATGCTCTTCTTCGGGTATGGACCGCCAATTACATCCTTCTTAAGAGCAATCATCGCAACTACGTCGCGAGGATCGTAGTGAATGTCTGCGTCGATGAATAGAAGGTGCGTGAACCCGGAGCGAAGGAATTCGTCTACCAGATAGTTTCGGGCGCGTGTGATTAGGGATTCATTGAAGATGAATGAGAACTTTACATCGATGCCGTACTGCGCACAACATGCTTGTAAGTCTAATGAGGATTTGGCATACATGCCATGGCACATACCACCATACATCGGGGTGGCGACGAAAAGCTTTACTTTGCGCAGATCGTCTACAGAAATTTCAAGTTGCATATGATAACTCCACTCAGCAAATGATGACAGAGAATATATAGCTCAGTTTACATGAGCGGTGCTGAAAAGTCAAACGAAAAGAGCCGGAATTTCTTCCGGCTCTTATAGTCACTTAAGACTCGTTACTCTTAGCCGTTGAGGGCTTCAAGAGCGATCTGCGTCCGACCCGCACGCATGTTGCGGAGGTAACGCTTCGACGGGGTGCCGTAGCGATAGACGTTGATCGTGCGACCTTCATAGGTCTTGCGGTTGCGATAGATGGGATGCCCCTCTAGGCGCAGCGCGTTGACCGTCTTAGTCACGGTTGCCGGGGAAACGCCGAAACGTGCCGCAGCCTGCTTAGTGGTGAACGTATTGTACACCGGATTATCGAAGGTGCGAAGCACCTTTTCACGTAGCGAAAGACTCATAGTTCTAGAACCTCAATCAAATCCCGCAATTCACATTAGAGAATGAATGGGCTGCGGTTTACCCATTACAGAATCATTATAGCAGAATGGGTGGAGGAAGTCTAGAGTGTTTCTTCGCGAGCTAAGAGTATTACTCTCTTATTGATCTTACGAGCATAACGAACGGTCGCCCATGTGCCGCTGCGAAGTTCTTCCTGATTAGACTTAGGACTAGCGATCAAGCCAATGGATTCATCCACGATATCGTGATTGCGTGGAATGTAATCCTTGGGTTCGCGGATTTCCTTCGCACCCTGACAGTATGCACGCTTGATGCGTCTGATGGGTGGATGGATGATGACTTCGCATCCCGCCGCAAGAGCGATTTCGTGCGCCTCTGCATCGGCACCGACACAATCGCCATGGTGAAAAATTACCGGATCACCTTGAAGGGTCGCTGCGGTCAAAACCTGCCGCAGCGTTTCCTTCTGGTGCGCTGACATTCCTAGCTGAGTGCCGGTGAAACCGATATGACGCTCGATCATGATCAGGCTTCCGGAACAAGGAACCCGTGATTGCCGACAGTTTCATCGAAGATGAGCATCGCAGACTTCGCAGCCTTGATCTGTGCATACGTTACCGCAGTCTTGCGGTCGAACGCATCGACAATGTAGCAAGCCTTTGCATCATCCTTGAAGATGGATACCGGAGTCTTGTACTTGGCGGCGAGCATCGTCACCATGTCATCGAATTCCTTCGCTTCGGGCATCTTGCCTTCCGCTTCCACCTTGAACGCTTCCGCGTCGATCTTGCTGTACAAGTCGAGGAATGCGGTCTTCGTTTCCGCATCGAACCGGTTGAGGCACTTTTCGATTGCTTTCATGCGATTCTTCTTGAAGATCTTGAAAGCCTTGGCAATGTGCACAAGGCGACGGGTGGAAATGATTTCATCCACTGCGCCATCCTTGAAGGTCTTGCGAATGGCTTCCGCCCACGTTACCAGACGGTCGATAAAATCGTCGTCCGAGATTTCCAACGCTTCGAAATTCTTCGCGAGAATTCGGCGTTCGGTCTTCGCATCCGGATAGTCCTGCTCTTCCGTAAGAGCAAAACGTTCAAGCATGGCTTCGTTCATGACGTTCGCACCGAGGTAGCGACCATCCGCGTCACCCTTGCCCTTAGTGTTAGCCGTTGCGCAAATCTGGAAACCGAATGCCGGGTGGACGATTTCGCCGGTCTTCTTATCGAAGTACGGCTTGCCTTCTAGAATCGGCTGCAAGCAAAGCAAGTCTTCGGTGCCAAGGTCAACTTCATCCAGAAGTAGAACCGCACCGCGCCGCATCGCAGTCAACACCGGACCTTCGCGGCGAATCGTAGAACCATCGATCAGTTCGTAAGAGCCGATCAGGTCCGTTTCATCGGTGCGCTTAGTGATGTTCACGCGAATGACTTCGCGCCCAAGGGACGCGCAAACCTGCTCCACCATCAGGGTCTTACCGTTGCCTGAGTGACCCTGAATAAAAACAGGGTAGAAGAGTTTTGAGTTTATGATATCCCGAAGGTCATCGAAGAAACCAAACGGAACGTAGGTGTCGAGCCGATCCGGAACAAAGGATTCGGTGACGTTGAGCGCACGCTTCGAAGCAATCTGCACAACGGCAGCGGATTGCACCATAGCCGGTTCTTCCGCTTCGATCTTGTCGAGCGCCGCCGCGATTGCGTGGCTCATGGTGTTCTTTTTCAGGAGCGCGGAACGCGAGCAAAGTCGATACTTGCCGCGAGCAAACTTGCGCTTGTCGTCGCGCAGAATGAAATGCGGAACGGGCAACCCCTTGGACTCCGCGAAGTCAAGGATTTGCTTGGACGTTGCTGTATCGCCAAATTCGGCAATCAGGTCATCAAGGAATTTTTGCTGCTGTTCCACGGTGTAATTCGGAGTGCGTGCCATATCGGAGAATGCCATGAGTTACTATCTATGCTACCAGTATGAGGGAAGTCGAGTCAAAACGCAAGTCAGGAAAGCTTTTGGAAATCAATGACTTACGAGAATGTGCTAGCAGAATAGGTGTTTCGTGGCACAATTTCGGCTTCGATCACGATCCAGTCGATAGGGTCGGGGTATCGTTCCGTTCCGTACAGTCCATATCGTTCACGATAGTTCTTAATTGAGGTAAGATGGCTCTTAACGAATGCTTTCTTTTTCCAAACCTTCGCATCGCCAATCTTGTCAGTCCATGTGGGACACGGACAACCACCCTTGGAATACTTACCCGTCTTAGCGTCTTGAATCATGTACATCATAGTGTCATACCATCGGTAGTAAATTAGGCGGCGGCATGGACTTTCTCACCGCATCTTCGGCTTGTTCGCGGCAGCGAGTGTAAGCCTCAGTCTCAGGAAGAGAGCTATCATACCAGATATCGAAAGACTCGTAACTCGGCGTTACGGTTGTGGTCGATGCGTCGTCATAGGTTTGCAGTGTGAATGGGACCATCTTAGCCACTTTCAGGCTCACCATGCCACGCTCAATTGCTTGGCGCACAAGATCTACAACCTTACGATTGAATTGCTTGTCCCACTTCAACTGTGTTTTCTTGTTCTCTGTCACAATGAACAGTCGGCGTGCATTCAAGTCTTCTGGACTCGGACGGTTTCCCTTCACGTATTTATCAAATGACTTGATGTTTCGCATTACGTAGTCCACCATGTCATCGTACTTGTCGTCATCGAATCGTGTGCCGTCAATCAATTCATATTGGAAAGCTTCCATGCGAAAGGTGAACGGCACGCCATAGATCGTGCCGTCGCCCATCGGACCCCTGCCCATGAATGGATTGATTGCCATTATTTCTTGTCTTCATTATCGAACCACATCATGAGCATCATGTAAAGTATGAACTGCTCCATTTGGGTTCCATCGAAAATCCAACCACAAAGCGCGGCGAAGAAAACCGCGAAAACGATCTTCATAATACTAAACATCATGCTGCGATATCCTGTGCAAATTTAGAAACAAGGATGCGGTGCTTACGCTTGTCATCCTGCGCGTCAGTGAAAACCTTGGCAATCTTCTTGCTGCTCATGTCTTCGGAGAGGCTGTAATCTTCATCCGTAACATTGAGGTCATTCTGGTTGACAAAGTAGTACATGTCATAGCCGATCATCGGCATGGAGTAGTAACCATCCTTGCGCCACTGCTTTTCCATTTCCTTTTCAGCCAATGCGTCCATTGTGGAGTTCTGGCGAATGTAGCCCTTGACCGCACGCGCATTACCGATATAGAAGCCGATATGCTTGCAACCGGTCGAGGCACGCACAAACTCGGTCATAGCCTTCTGGTGCTGAATAGACGAAGTGTAGCCGTTGATCAGTTCGACACGGCGACGGGTCTTCGGGTCGATCAGATAGATATGCTGTTCGATCTTCGGCTTGCCTTCGGTAGTCATGGGCGACGGCTTGATATCCGTGAAGTTGAAGCAACCGGTGCCGTCACCGTCCGTAAGATAGATGACGTTGGTGATATCCACCTTATTGTCAGCCTTGAAGCGTTCGATCATCGGGCGCGAAGCCATGACCGTATGAGTGAACGGAGTGCCGCCGAGAGCCAGACCCATCGCATCCCACGACAGATACGTGCGCGGATACATGCGGCTCTTCCAGTTCATTGCGATTGCTGCCATTGCGTCAACCGCACGGCGATACACGTTACCCTGCAACTGCGAAGATACAAAGTGAATCAGGTGGAAACCGTCACTGGTAATCGCATACGCATCGTTGTTCAACTTCTGGAACTTCTGTCCGATAAAGCCAGAGTTCAGCTTTTTCTTGGCAATCATGCCATACAGGAAGTCCTTGCGATCCGAGAAACCGTAAACGTCGAACGGGATGCCGACGCGACGGCAGAACGCAGTGAGAATAAGCGTCTGTTCCATGGTCGCGCCGAAGCAATCTGTCATGGAGCCAGACATATCCACGTACATGATCATGCCGTGGCTCTTGCCCTTTTCGACAACAGAGATTTTCTTGAACAGGTCATTCGAATACTTGTACTGGTGCAGCTTGGACATGTCCAGTTCGCCAGTCTTCGCTACGGTAGTGCGAGCGTACTGCCGCGCATTCTTCCGCATTTCGAATTCCTTGACCAGAAGGTTGATGTAGCGATTGTTCTTCTCAGAGAAACGCTTCGCAGCCGTGGCTACGATAGGATCATTCTTACCGGCAAGCTTTTGCGCCTGCGCCAACTGCTCATAGAAGTTGTCAACGAATACCTTGTGCGGAACCACGATGCGGTCGAGCATCGGCTTCGGCAGATTGTATGTATAGACTTCCACGCCGTCCGCGATCAGTTCGCGTTCACGGTCACGGAAAATCTTGTCGGTGATGGACTCAGGCTCTTCGGTCTTACCTTCCTCGCCTGCGCCACTTTCACCCGGAGCCTCTTCGGTGGAATCCTTCTCTTCCTTACCCTCGGCAGCTTCATCGCCTTCGCCGGATGCCTCAGACTCTTCCTCGGATTCATCGTCGGAATCTTCCGCATTAGAACCGTCCGCAGTCTCTTCATCGTCGGAATCTTCATCCGTAGAATCAGACTGCGAAGCCTGCGTTTCCTGTTCCTCTTCCTCGCTGCCATCATTAGACAGGTCGAGTTCCTGTTCTTCGGGAGCATCGAAGTTGCCGGTTTCGCAGTTATCTTCAAACTGGCGCAGCAACTCTTCGGTCAGGTCTTCAAGCGAATTCAGCTTGTCGTCCTGTTCCTTTTTCGCGAGGTCGAACAGACGGTGTGAGAGTTCAACAACTTCATCCCAAGTCTCGGTGTTTTCGACTTCGCGCATAAGGTCGCGCTCTTCATCCGAAAACGGAACGATCAGGAACGCGCCACACTTCGCATACAGATTGATGCGGTCGAGGATGTTCAGCTTGGAATAGTCATTGAGATTCTTGATGCCGAAGAAATCCCGTTCGAAGAGATTCTTGTAACCGGCAACGAATGACTTGGAAAGACCGGGATACTTGCGCTTGATCAGTTTTTCGATTCGCGCATCTTCCACGATGTTCAGGACATTCTTGAACGTGCCGATGATCTTGCCGTTTTCATCGTGGATAGCGTTGTGCCAACCCTCTTCGGGAGTGAAGAGAGCATGACCGACTTCATGCCCACCGAGCAAATCATAAAGCGCACCGTCCATATCTTCCCAAATCGGCAGATACAGGGTGCGAGTCTTCAATTCGAATGCCGCAGTGCTGACACGTTGATGCACTACGTTGATGTTTTCACCCGCGAGCAATTTCGCGAGCATTGACTTGGTGATGCTAAGATTGGTGGCTGACATGAGAATCCTCTATCCTGCCACCAGTTTGACAGGTTTTCTAGGGGAAAGCAAGCCTTATAACCCCTTAGAAATCAATAACTTACGCGCCCTTCGTGATCTTGCGGATCTTTTTCAGGTTCGTTTTGACCTTTCTCTTAGCTATGTCTAATTTGATTGGCGACACAAGATCCGTGTAACAGATGCCGCGCAGATGGTCAATCTCATGCAGCACGCACGTTGCCATGATCCCTTCGAACTTCTGGCGAACCACTTCGCCGTTGAATGCTTGGAAGTCCACGATGACCCATTCCGGACGAGCCAGTTCTAGGAACAGACCGGGGAACGAAAGGCATCCTTCCTTGAAGTCACTCGTCGTCGGTGACATTTCTACGATGGTCGGATTGATCAGGCAGATCGTCTTGTTGTTCTCAAGATCAACCACCACGCAAACAGAATGCTCCAAACCAACCTGATTGGCTGCGAGTCCCAATCCCTGATAGTGGGCTACGGAATCGATCAGGCTCATGCCGATGTACGATACCTGTGTTCCCGGCATCGTGTCGAAGTCGATAGGCTTTGTCGGCTTGCGGAGAATTGGATCGTACTGATCCACCAGAGGTAGAACTTCCGATTCTACCATTTCGCCTTCGATGAATTTGATATTCTTACTCATGCTGCTATCCTACTGAAGTTTTGCTTCTTTTCGAAGCGAATGGACTGGTTGAACTTGTCGTGCAACTGATCCTTGTGGCTGATGACGAAGATGTTGGTGTTGTCTGGCATCTGGTGCAGGATATCCAACAGTGCGTCGGTTCCCTTTGTGTCCAGACTTGAATCGAATGTCTCATCCAGTACCAACAGGTTAGTGTTGACACTGTTCTTCATGCGAGCAATGCTGCGCCATGTCAACAACAACGCAAGGTCGATCTTCTGCTTCTCACCTTCCGAGAAGTTCTCATACGAAAAGTCATCCCGGTGCCGTGAACGAATGACCTCATTGAACTCTTCATCAATGGTGAAGTTCACGAAGAAGTCCATCGCTGCTAGGTATTTATTCACAAGCTTGTTGATGATGGGCAGGTATTGCTTGATGATTTTCGTCTTGATACCGCCGTCTTTGAGGAGGTACGCGGCAACGTCGAGGTACTGCTTTTCTTCGGTAGCCTTTTTACGCTTTTCGATGTAGCCGGTAAGCTCTTCGAAGAGTTCCTTGGACTGATCATGCGACTCACCACTCCCACCGTGTTGTTCAGTAAGTCGCTCGACTTCCTGTTCAAGTACACCAATATAACGTCGGGTATGGCTAATAGAAGTAGTGGTATTAGCAATGTCGCGTCCGATTGACTGAATTCGCGAATTGACTTCTGCAATGTCTCTAAGTCTTTGAATAACGGCATTCTGCTCTTCCTGTAGCTTATCCAAGCCGCGTTGGAATTCTTCGATCTTGTGGGTACAGTCCGCGACGGCTGCACTCTTGAACTCAGGAGCAATGGACTGCTTACATGTCGGGCAGGAGTCATTGTTCTCGTAGAAAAGAACTTCCTTTTCCAGTTTGGTCTTGTTGGATTCGATTCGCGTGCCTAGCGTATTCAACTTGCCGTGCTTGGCTTTGAACGTAGACTCGTCGCCAATCTGCATCAGCAGTGCATCGATCTTCACCTGATGTTCACGCTGCTCCTGCTCAAACTCAATGAGTTGATGCTTGGCGTTGTTTATCTCAACTTTCTTCGCAGCGATCATTTCCTGATTGTTGCGCTTGAGTTCCTCAAGGTGCTTCTTATGCAGTTCGATCTTTTCCCTCACAGCCTCAAGACGAATCTTGAATTCCTGCATCTGCGTCTTGATGGTGGCTAGACGATCCTTGACCACCGCGTTCATGCTAGAGAAGATCTGAATATCCAACAGGTCTTCGATGACCTCGCGGCGATCCGCAGCCTTCAACTGCATGAATGGTGTGAAACTGGCTGTGCCTAGCAGGACGATCTGTGTGAAAGACTTGTAGTTCATCTTGAGAATGAACCGAGTGAGCATGTCCTGATAATCAGCCGCTCGCGCATCCTGATGCATGAGCGTACCGTTAAGAACGATTTCGAACACCGCAGGCTTGATGCCCCGGCGAACGAGATAGCGGTTGCTGCCGACGCTGAATTCAACTTCAGTTAGACATTCCTTGCCATTGATACTATTGATGATCAAAGGCTTATTGATATTACGGAATGGCTTACCAAACAGTGCGAAAGTCAGAGCGTCCAGAATGGTACTCTTACCCGCGCCATTCTCACCCACAATCAGTGTGTTCTGGTGTGCATCTAATTTGATTTCGGTCCAGACGTTCCCGGTACTAAGGAAGTTCTTCCACCGAATAGTGTGGAATGTAATCATAATTCAGAAGCTAACGCCTCATTGTATACTTCTCTCAGTATACTCTTCAATCGCGGCTTTTGCAAGTCAATTTCCATACCTTCCACCACCTTGTCGATGATGGATAGTGTGTCGTCAGCCTGATCCACCACACCGTCGCCGTTCGCATCGATTATGCTTATGTCGGTGAAATCTTCCACGATGGTAACGTCTATCGGATTTGCTTTTCCGAGAGCTTCTATCAATGTCTCAAACAGGAACGAGTTGGACTTCTTCTCCACAACCACCTTGACGTACTTGCCGGTGAATGCGGAGTAGTCACCATTCTGCACTTCATCGAAGAACAGGTTGTCATCGTTGTAACCGATCTTCACGTAGATTTCGTGCGGGTTGCGAATGAACTCTAGCTCGCGAGTCTCGGTGTCGAATACGTGGAATCCCTTGGGATCGTTCCAGTCTGCCCATGTCATCTGGTATGGCACGCCGGTATACAGGACGTTGCCCTTCTCTGACCGATGGTGAAAGTGTCCGGAGATTACTTTCTCATACTTCGACAACATCCCTACGTCCATACCCTCATGGCAGAAGTTGCCGCGATCCATTTCGAATCCCGCTAACTCAAAATGCCCGAAGCAGAAGTCAGACTTGGACTTCTTGATGAAGTCGGCAATCTCTTTCTCGTTCTCTTCGCAGATCCACGGAATCAGGTCTACGGGGTTGCCGCCGAAGACAATGGTGGATGGGGAGTCGATCAGACACACTCGCCCGTACTCTTGCAATACCAGAGAGGGTGAGTTAATCTTGAGCGTATTGCGGTAGTAGATATCGTGATTGCCTAGCAGCGCGTACAGGGTCATGCCGCGACGGTCTAGTTCCGAGAAGAAGTATTCCTTGGCACTCGCAAGAATGTTGAAGTTGATGAACTTGCGTCGGTCGAACAGGTCGCCCAACTGAATCACGTTACCGATGCCGTGCTGCTCAAGATACGGGAAGAAGACCTCTGTGTAGAACTTGCGAGCAAGCTCATTGAACACAGCCGAGTCGTTTCTCATGCCGAAGTGGGTATCACCCAAGATTGCGATTTTCAAAACTTAACACCCATGAAATAGAGAACTACCTCTACCACGAAAACAATGAACATGGCGATGAACACGCCTTGGGCTATTCTCTTAGTCAATGAACTTCTCCAATCCTTTTGCGGCTGCGACCTTGGCTTTCTTTACTGCTTTCGCATCTTCGAATTTCTTGATGAATTCGCTGATGTTTTCATACATTTCAAACTGCCGGGTATTGCCGTCGTCGGATTCCATCTGATCAAACTCATCCAAGATGCCATGCAACTCAGTTGACTTATACTTCACATAGAGTTCTTTCTTTTCGAACTTAATGCGCCTCAAGAATGCATAATAGCATATTGTCGAGAAATATGCAAATGGATTCTTGGATTTCGCAGGATTAAAGTTATCCACGTAGCGCAGACAGTTTTCAATGGCATCGTTCACCATTTCGTCCCGCCATGAGTAGGTCAGGAAATTATACTTATGACTCATATTCTCTGCGATCAGCAGAAAGCACTTGCCAATGTACTCAGGCACGCGAGGCTTCGGTGCCTTCTCGCGCTTGGCTTTGCGGACAGCCTTGCGATAGGCTGTAATCTCCTTTAGAAAGAGTTTGTTGTCAACGTAGTTATTAGTTTTAGCCATGATTTAGATTTGACAGAACCTCGACTGATGTGTATAATGAGCGTGTGGCTCTTTGAAGGGTTGATTTAATAAGAAGGGAATCAATTGGGCTTAGTAGAAGGATCACGGAGAAGAAAGGGAACAACCTTATCTCCTTTAGACTTAGGAGCCTTTCTAGGCGTAACAGAGTAGAAGAACTCAGCAGCACTGGTAAACTCTTCCTTGAAAGTGTCTTTCACATCCGTAGAGAACATAATAAACTCCTTGGGAAGAAAGATGGTGTCATTGGCACAGACGATGGGTGGAACCCACTCTCTCACATTGAGCATCTGCCTTCCTTCAATAATCTCATTGTCCACGGTAAAGGCTAATGGGCGTTTGATCTGAATATGTCCCTTTGTGACCTGAACCTCAAATGCGACAATATCCTCGTTGGTCTTTAGCTTGTAGAACTTGATAGGGAATTGGGTGTTCATTGGCTTAGTCCTATGTTGATTGATTTGATGGGAAACTTTTCTTCGTTGTAAATGCGAACTCGTTCCTCATAGTGTTTCAATGCGAAGTTGACGTATGCTCCATACCGAAGATCGTCAACAATGTCATAAAGGACTGCCTTACTCTTATTCTCACCGAGGCGTAATCCTCTGCCGATGGACTGTAATGTTCTAATCTGACTCTTCGTTGGTGAGGCGAAGATAACATTATGTAGGTGTTTTATGTTGATGCCTGTGGAGAACGTGCCATAGGAAGCCACGATCACCGAGTCTGTCTCATCCTCAGTGATTCTACGTACTTCCTCTCGGTCAAGAGTCTCTACGTCACCATGGATGAAATGCACCTTCCGATTCGGCAGACGATCCTTGATCAACTGGTGCAGAATCCTTCCGTGCTTGTCCACGTAATTATACAGGATCAGCGTGTTGCCGTCAAGTGATTCTGCTAATTTCGCTATGAATTTGTTGCGTGCTTCGTTGGCACAGAGGAAGGAAATCTCGTCCGGATAGGACTGTCCCTTGACTACCTTAGTGACCTCTTCCGGATACTTTAATACCAGACACTTGATTTCAAGTTTAGCGAGGTATCCTTTATTTTGTAGCTCCTGTGTGGAAGCCACACGCTGCACCGGACCAAACAATCCCTCTAGGACTAACTTGTGTACCTTAGACCCATCGAGGGTGCCGGTAGTTCCAATGCGGTAGTCGCAATTAACTAGCTGCTCCATGATGTGCTTGAGGGAATCAGCCTTGAACTGGTGAGCCTCGTCACCGATCACGTAGTCGAACTGAGCAAAGTATTTCTTCGGCAGATCATAGACTGACTGCCACGTAGAGATAACCAACGGCGCATAGGCATCCGTCGTGAATCCCTGATAGATGCGTTGGCAGTTCTTCTCTACGTCCCACCCGTAAGAGGCAAAGTCAGAGTACATCTGCTCGACAAGAGAGGTAGTCGGCACGATCAGCAGCCCACGCTTCTTACCGCGTTCGATCAGCCATCGTGATATCATGTAGATGATCATCGACTTGCCGGATGCGGTAGGCGAAATGACGATGCCACGCTTCTTAGTAAGGCTCCATAGATAGGCTACCCATTGATAATCGCGGGGAGCCATAGAAACCTTCCATGACTCAACGTGTTCTTTCTGTGGTAGAAGGGCGATATTACCCTTGACAAGCGTTGAACTGTAAGTGTAGTTGAAGTCCTTGGCGAACTGTCGAACGTATGGTTCTAATCCGGCGTAGATCTTGTGAGTTCTAAGATGGAATAGACGAATCTTCCCGTCCCAATACTTCTTTTTCTCTTTGGGAAGGAACTTAGCGGAGGGTACTGAATAGGTGAAGAACTCTGATAGCTCCTGTGCGGTGCTATCCTCGCATCTTATCTTCGCCCATACGTTACTGACTTGTTCAAAATGGATATCACTCACAACTCAACCATTTTCCCACACCGCTTACACGGACCTGCCGCAGTGCGGTTACTGTAAAAGATCAGATCAATATCACCATGCCCACGCAAAGCACACCAGAACTGCTTCCACCATTCTCTAATCTTCATCATCCATCTTCCCATACGAACCCGAAGAACAACTTCATCATGGTGCGATGAAACCAGTTGGGTTTCTTGGGGAAGTTTAGACGGCAGTGTTGATAGCGATAGCCGCCCACCATCTTAGGTAGGGCTGAAATGACGTTGTATTGAGTGTTAGTGTCCACCGCGTTCAAACCTCTCCCATGCCATCCATTCCTTCATCTGCCATGTACGGTTGTTGAGTTCCTTCATGACGTAGGTGCAGAAAGACACGCACTCTTCATGGAACGTGATCTGCGCCTTGATCTTAGCCAGATCGTCGTCAGCATCCATGTACACGTTGAGGTCAGCCTTGAGAGTGAACGGGAAGGGTTCCCAATCCAACATAGCCAACTCTTCCTGAGAAAGCTTGCCGTTGTAGTAGCACCACTTGAGCTTGCGCATCTTGTTGAACTCAGCCTCGCGTCGAGCGACCGCAAGTTTGTGCATCGACAAATACTTGTTGTACTTAGAGTGAAGGACAGGAATCTTGATCATCTGTCCACCCGCATCCGTTGTGTCAACGTGCGAGTCTGTTTCCCATTCCGAAATCAACTGTTCGACATTGGGTGCAATCATATTAGCCATAGCAAAGAATCTCCATCAAAAGCATATGGTTATCATACCATATTTCGGTTAGAGAGTCAAATTCTTTCGATGTTGTAATACGAATATCTGAAAGTTACGTCGGATGTGATGATGTTCTCAGCCGAGTCGAGCGAGCTAAATTGAATTCCACCTAGACTTGTCGGGAACAAATCTTTGTATTGAATGCGGACATTAGGGTTATTCTTATTAGTGAATACTGTCATGGAGGCGTCCGAATACTGTGGCGGCAGTTTCACACCCGATCCACGCCGAACCTGAGTGTCACGGAACTTGGTGTCCATCTTGGCATACTCTTCGAATTCCTTGGGGAAGGTCATCGCACGAATCCAGTCATGAATAGCTTCCCAATCCTTGAGGTCTTCGTCAATCAACATGGTCACGTTCAGGGTATCGTAGATAGCCTTTTCGCCCGGTTGCCATAGATCGACAAACGGCGTCGGACGCTGAATTTCTGTCAAGGAAATGCCGGGGAGATTTGCAGTCTGGCAAAAGAAAGTCAACCCCGGCAGGCGCATGAAGTTGAGTTTGAACTTCGTGCTTTGCAGGATATCACGATTCGATGGATTGCGGGTGATTGCGCTCATGCGTATTCTCCAAGGGAGTGTGATCTATTTAGCAGACAACAAAAAGGGGCGGGAGTTGCCTCCCGCCCCTGAGTCACTTGGGATTGCTCCCTCGTTATTATTGGCGACCAGTTATCAACCGATTAGGTTGACGACTTGGAACTTACGGTAGTAAGTGTTGGTGCCGTTTGCCAGAGTTCCCGAGACAGCCGTTTCAGCACCCTGCGAAGAGTTCTGGAATGGGTTGCCAACCATGCCGTAGCGGGTCTTGAACCCGATCTTAGGCTGGAAGGTGTCTGGATCGATTGCGCGAACCATCTGTAGAGGAACGTATGGGCAGTAGAACACACCTGCGTCATAAGGGGTTGGACCCTTATAGCCAACGATTACGTAGTCTGCGCCCGTTACCGAGTATGGATCCACGTAGACCTTGAGGCGACCGAATAGCGTACCTGCGAAGGTGTTGCCAGTGTCGTCAACCGAAAGGTTGGTGTTGTTGGTGAGTGCGCCCTGATAGTCAAGCAGACCGGTCATCGACAGAGCCGATGCAACGTCCGTGCTGACGATCAGAATGTTGCCCTTGCCACGGCGAGTGTCCTTAGCAATCTTGTTGCAAGAACGCTCAACAGCGAACAGAAGTCCCTTGAACTTTTCAACTGCCCAACGTCCGGACGTATCCGAAGTGCTGTTCAGGTTGAACTGTGCCGAGGTAAGCCCCGTAACACCAACGTTTGCCACTGCGTAAACCGTGCGAATGACTTCGCGGTTGATTTCTGCAAGGATTTCGGTGGAAAGGATGTTCGATAGCTCGGCTTCTGCGTCAAGACCGTGAATCGCCTTCAAATCTTGAGCGAGTTCAAGCGTGTACTGTGCCTTAAGAGCGCGGCTCTTAGCGACAACCGACACACGCTCAATCGTGAAGCCCATTTCTGCCATCGTCGAGCCGAGGTTTTCAGCCGTAGACGTAGACATGCCGGTACCGGTGTTAGCCAGAACGACATTAGCAATGTTACCGCCGAGTGCAGCAGCAGTGTGAGTGCCGGTGCCTGCCCATGCAGTGTTAGCTTCGTTGTAGAACGATTCAGGGGTCGATGCTGTGTTGAGGACAGCGTTGCCAGTGTTAGCATACTTAGCCTGCATCGCGAAGATCAAGCCGGTAGGACCGGTCATTGGCTGCACGCCGCAAACGTCATATGCCATTAGGTTAGGAAGTGCACGACGAACCAATCCGATTAGGATAGGATCGAAGCCCTTGATGTTGCCTGCGCCAGTCTCTAGCGAGCCTACGCCTGCGCCGACCGAGTTAGGAACGGCTTCGAACATGTTGCCATAAGCAGCAGCTTCTTCGCGCATTGCCTTTTCTTGGTTCTCAAGAATGACAGCCGTGACTGCCTTCTTGTATGGGTCCGTGATCTTAGCCAGTTCAGGGTGATCAAGGACTGGTGCCCACTTCTGGACATGAGTTTCTGATAGATACATTTGGTTTTCTCCGTAAGAGGTTTGGTTTAGTTCGCAGTTGCCTTACTTGGCTAGCTGCTTGCTGATTGCTGATACATAACGATCCATACTTGGGGTTACTTCCTTGGTTTCAGTCTCTACGAGAGCCTGTGGTGCTTCACTGACCTTTTTACCCGATGGGAAGTAATTCTCGCGAATCACTGCGAGCTTCTGCGAATACTCACCCTCTGTGGTGAACTCTACGCCCTCTGCGAGCGACTTAATCTTTTCGACCTGAACTTCAGTCAGACCTTCGCAAATCTTGCGTAGGACTTCCTGAGACTTAGACTCTGCCAATGCCTTGACGAGCTTCGTGTTCTGTTCAGCCTGTTCCTTTAGCATTTCCTGAGAGCTAGCAACCTGTGCTGCAAGTTCTTCTAGGAGGTCTGCCTTCTCTTCTGGAACTTCAATGTAGTGTTCCGTGAAGAGATTCTTGAGTCCTGCCATGAAGTCTTCGGCAATTTCTGCGCGTAGACCAGACTCGACTGCAAGCTTGTTGTCTTCCATCCACTGCTCGACCACGTAGTTGAGGTATTCGTCAACCTGCGAGGTCATCTGCTCTTCAAGCTCAGACACGGTGGATTCCATGATTGCTTCGTTCTCAGCCGAAACCTTCTCGACAATCGCTTCGACGCGGCTGCGGACAGCGGCTTCGAAAATCGTCGTTGCTTTGGTCTTGAACTCTTCCGACAGATTCTCGCCGCTGAATAGAGCGTCGATATCCTGTGCGCAAGAACCCATGTTCTCGGAAACCAGAGCCTTGAGTGCTTCGGTACGAGCGGCTTGAACTTCTTCTTCGGTCAACTCAGGAGCTACTTCTTCCTTCACTTCCTTCTTGTCTTCCTCATCTTCGTCCTCGTCCTTCTCATCTTCATCGTCATCACACTTCTCGCCCTTGGCTTCGGTGACAACTTCTTCGGATGATTCCTCTTCCTCGGACAGTGCTGCAAGTTCTGCTAGCTCTTCTTCGGATAGGGTGTCGAGGTATGCGTCGATTTCTTCTTCGGTCAGTTCAGGAAGATCTTCCTCAGAAGACTCTTCTTCCTTAACAGCCTTAGCGGATAGCGGCTGCCCTTCCTTTGGAGTGACAGCTTCCTTAGCCTTAGCGGAAACCTTTGGTCCGGTTGCCTCTGGCTCAGTTGTAGGGGTTTGTCCACCGAGGTCTTCGGCTCCTGCGCCGGGACCGGCTTCCAACGGATCCTTCTTGGCAGAGCCAAGGGACGTTGCGAGGATTTCGGCAGCAGATTCAGATAGGGACTTGCTCATGTTCTAACTCCTGTTAGGGTACGTTTATTTAGTAAACTTAAAGTTTTGACAAGAAATTCTCAAAGATTCTCAAGGAGATATCTTCGATCTGTCTAGACTTTGCGTTGCGGATTTCATCATACATTTGGACAACATCGACCTCACGGACGATTCCATTGTCCCAAACCCATTCCTTACCTTCCATGATGCCTTGTACAAAGGCTCCGGGTGCGGATGGGTCAGCCACGATATCTGCTGCTGTAGCGAGATAGTAGTCATCTTGAACCATGTTCACGCCATTGACTTCCTTGAGGGAACCCATGCCGCGTGAAGACACGCCTAGGCTTGCGCCGCCGTCCAGAAGCCCCTTTGCGGTCTTGCCGTATGGGGTTTCAAGGATTTTAGCCTTGCCGTAGAATGTGGATCCTTCCTGACGTAGATTGACGATCAGGTGGGAAACACGGTCTAGATTGATGGATGGAGAGTCAGGATGCCCCAACTCACCGAATGCTCTGTTCTTAGTGATATACTCTTCATTGTAGCGGCGAACTTCCCGCTCAAGAATGGACTTGGAATAGACACGCCCGTTGCGGTTCTTCTGCTCGCCCACTAGGAACGGACCAGTGATGAAAAGGCTCTTGACACCGTTCTTTTCTTCGGTGAGTACCTTCACATCCTGTAGTGTTTCTGTGATAAGTTTCATTAGACTTAAACTCCTAGTGACTGTCTCTTGCGCATGGAACGCTTGCGCTTCATCATGCTTCTTGCCATCTTTGCCTTACGCTTGACCTTGCCCTTTCGTGCTGCTTGCTTACGCTTCATTCTCTCGGAAGAGGACATGCGAACAAGCTTGCCGCCGCGCATCGTGTAGCCGGGGCGAGTCGAGACTTTCTTCTTTCTCTGAATCTTGCCACCGCGCACACGCGCCTTGACGATCTTGAAATTGGCTTCGTCCAGACTCGTCGCGACTGCTACCTTGTAGGCTTGCAGCTTCGCTTCGGCAATCTGGTCGAGGTACACAAACAGGTTATCCATTTGGATACCCCGGCTGTCCTACAATCGGTGCGCCCATGTCCGAGTTTCCTGCGGATCCACCATAAGGAATGGTGAACACCAAATTGTATTTATCATTAGTGTAAAGTGCAACATGCTTTCCATCAGGGAAAATACGAATGCCGCGCCGACGCAGAACGAGCATAGGCGCAGGAATGGATTCATCCCTGAGTGCCTTATCCTCATTCAACTTGGAACGTAGTTCGCGGAACTTCATGTTACTTGAATCTCTTGATGCGTTGCAGTGCTTGATTGAATTCGTTTGGATTGGCTTCAAGCGACTGTCCGAGCGGAACGCCAGACTGCGAAAGCGACTGCACAGCCTGTGCCTTCTGTGCGCCTAGCTTGCGCATGAGCATGTAGCCGGGAGCCTTTGGATTCTTGGCTGCGAGCTTGGAGAAGTCACGATGCCCTGCGGCTGCTTGCGTAGGGTTGATACCCTTGATTCGAAGCGTCTGCATCGCACGGCGAATGTTCGTCATGACATTACGGTTGAGTGTAGCATTCGAAGGAGCAACGGCACTCTTCGAACCGCCCGACAGAACTTCGTCTAGCTGCGTGTCTTCGTTGACTCCTGCTGCTGCCATGAACTTCGCACGATCAAATCGTGGGTTCTGCTGCTTGAACAGGGATGCATGGTGATTAGCCATTTCCTTGCGCTTTTCAGGATGTTCGATGCTCTTGATCAGGTCTGCGGTCTGCTGAAAGTGCTTGCGAGTAGGACCGCCTTCTTCAAGGGTTTCTTCCTTGACAGCTTTTCTCTTGACAGCACTGCGAGCGTCCTTGACGAACTTTGCGCCACGGTCAACATACTCCGCGCCTACACCACCGGGAACGCCACCCATGTTCTTGAAATACTTGCGTGCAGCCCCTTTGAGTTCCTGACGATGCACGGAAACCTTATGTCCTAGTCCACCCTCATAGTCTTTGCCGATTGCGGAAACGTGACGAGTCCACCGACGCTGCGCGTCCATGCCCTGCCCTTCCTGTAGATCGTCCATGATGGTCGAAGCGAGTTCTACCTTGCGGACTTCCAGATGATCAGCCAAACGGTCTTGAATCATGGATTCAAAAGCGGAATTTGCTGCATCCTTGTTGTCTGCTGCAAGAGCGTTGATCAGGTGATTTGCTGTGGTCATTGTGGAACTCCGGAAGGTATGCCTGTATTTATGTTTGTTGGACTTCCTGCCTGTGGATTAGAACCCGCAAGAACCTGCTGCTTCGCCATTTCTGCCTGTGCCATGGCTGCGTAGATTTCCTGCTCTTCGGCAATCTCTTCATCCATCGTTTCGATTTCTTCTTCGGAAAGATGTAGAACGTTCTTCTTGATCCACTTCATCGAATAGTAAGTTCCGACATAAGGAACCAATCCGTTCAGAAGTGTGACGCGAGAGGTTAGTAGTTCTGCGTCCTTTAGCTCAGAGAAGTTGTTGTCTTCAAGGTAGTCATAGTAGACGAATTCCTTGATCTGATCCCATTCTTCGTAGGATGCGATGCCCTTGAGCGCAAGCTGACGCTTCATCAGTTCATCGAACAGGGTAGAGAACTTAGCACGAATACGCTCAACGAACTTGTTGAACTTCAACTCGTCGCGAGTAATCTCGTTGCTTCTGCCGATGGAGAATCCCTGCTGTGGTTCTAGGCGACCGACTGGCACGCCGAGCGAACGATAGAGAACCTGTTGGAAATACTTTACGTCGTCCAACTGTCCAAGTGTCTGTCCACCTTGCAGCGTAGTGATTTCGGTAGACTTACCTTCACCACGGCGAGGAATCCAGAAGTCTTCGATCATGGAAGTGAACTTACGGTCATCCTTGACTTCGCCAGTGTTCGCATCATAGACGATCTTGTTACGGAACTTCGTCATGATATCGTTCATGTACTGGTCAGCCTTCATCTTAGGCAGATTACCAACGTCGATGTAGAACACACGGCGTTCTGGTGCGCGGGACAGGCGATAGATTACCACCGCGTCTTCGATCATTCTAAGTTGATTTAGAGGCTTGATAGCCTTGTGCAGATAGGACAGAACCATGTTGCGTGATACGTCCATCAACCCGGAGTTGATGTTCACCACTGCGTCTTCTGCGATCTTCATGGATGCATCGACCGGCGACGACATGACCATGTTGCCACTCGTCATCGACTTGTCGTTGTACACATAGAAGTCTGCGTAGCCAGAAACAAACTCTACGCCTGTGCGCGGATCCTTGTTCTTGATGACCGTGCGAACCTTGCGGATCTTGCGCGGGTCGAGATAGACAAGTCCTATGATTCCGTTCTTTGGATTGGTTTCATCTATCTGTACCTGATAGAACAGGCGACCATCGACATACCAACGGCGGAAGATATCGTGTCCATTGTTGTCGAAGTCCAACATGCGTAACAGAGACTTGAACTCTTCGCGCAGCATGTTCTTGATGGATTCGGATTGCTTGAGTTCATCAAGCACAATCTCAACAGACATACCCTTTTCGTCGTGGACGATTGCTTCGTTGACGATTTCATCGATGGCTGCTTCCACTTCGGGTTGCATAGCCATGGTGCGATAACGAGAGATTAGCTCGTTCTCGTTCTTGAATGCGGACTCTAGATTGAGGTAGGTGCCATAGTAGCCACCGAGAGCGCCTGCGTTGATGACGTATGCGCCATCATCTGTCTGTGGCGGTGCGATAGCGGGTGCTTGGGCAACTACGGTGTCGTTTTCCGCTGCCCGAGTGATCTGCCAACCGAATAGGTTAATAGCCATGCGTTACTCCATATCAAAGGAAGGGTGCGTTGACCTTGGGATCAACGCACCCATTTCAAGTTAAGCCGACTTCTGAGGAACAGCCGAGCGAGTGTCGTCACTCTCCCAATACTGGTACGAAAGGGTTACTGAGAACTCTTCGACCGCATCGTTGCTGCCCCAATCAAGATCGATTGCTGCGAGGTCATTAGGGAACATACCAACGAAGCGATACTTCTTGATAGGCGTTCCACCAGCCTTCGAATACTGGTACACTTCTGCATCGACAGCGTAGGACGTTCCCGGCGTGAGTGGCGAAGTGCTGACTGCACCCGGCTCACGGAGGTTGGTCTTGTTGCCGTTGATACCACGGTGCCAACGTTCAAATGCGTTGCGGATCGTGAAGTCTTCGTCGTTGATGACTGTGACTGACCAATCAGCGAAGGTACGGTTGCCTGCGACCTTGACTTCGCGACCGAAGTAAGGCACGGTGACTGCGCCCAAAGTCGAGCCGGGAAGCTGCGCGGTCTTCACGAAGAATCGTGAGAGTGCCGATGCTTGGCTTCCAAGCTGAACGAACGTTGGGAACTGCAACACAACTTCGAAGAGGTTGGGACGCGCACCATCGAACTGCATGGCTGTTCTGAAATTGTCTACGTTAAATGACATTTGTTTCTACTCCTGTGAGCCTGTTAGCTATTTATCAGAACTTGCCGACGACTTCTTCAAAGGCGACACCCGTGCGGACTGCGACGAAGTTCAACTGGATAAAGTTGATCGACTTAGCAGGCTTGACGTAGATATCACCAATGAACTCGTTACGGTCAATGACTTCTGCGGTGTTGTTGGTTTCGTCGCAGACTACGCGATAGTCGTAGATACCACGGCGACCCTGAACGGTACGCAGGAATGGCTCAACCAAGTTCACGAACTGTGCGCGAGTGAATTCATCGTTGAACTCAAACAGCGAGGAACGTGCGGCTTTCGCAATGCTCTTCTCAAGAACGATGAACAGACGGCGAACGTTGATTCGGTCGAATGCGCTTGGGCGTCCGAGAAGCGTCTTGTCACCATAGAGAAGTGTGCCTTCACCGGGATTCGAAATGACAGGGTTAATGCCATTCTTGTATAGCTCGTCGCGGTTAGCCTTGTTAGGGCTGTAGGCTAGCTTGATGACGTTCTTGATCTGTCCGCGAGTCAGACCCGCAGGCGAGAACCAAGGGTCACGATCCGTGTCGGTGCGTGCGCATAGACCGGCGATATCGCCGTTCAGTGGAATCCAACGGTACGTATCGTTGTACTTGTCGTACATGTACTTCCAACCAGAGTCCATGACTACGTAGGAAGACGAGAGGTTCGACAGTGCATTGTTACGGTAGTTGATGACAGCCGTGGTTGCGTCCGAAGCCTGTACGTTTGCGAGTGCAGGCGAGAGGAACAACACTGCGTCCTTACGGTTCTCAACGGTCGAAGCAGCCGACAGTGCCACAGTCTGTGAGTGTCCTGCACCCATGACTAGGGAAACGTCGATCTTCTCAGCGTTACCGATCAGGTCATAGCCGCGAATAACGTCACCATCGGTGAGGGTGATATCCGAGCCATTCGTGAACGTGTAATCATTCTGAGTGTTGTCGTTCTTCGTGGTCTGGTAGGAAGAGGTTGCGTTAGCGACCGTGTTCCAGTTATCGACAACCGTTCCGGATGCCTGTAGAGGCAGACCGGTGATGAGGATGTACTTCGACTTACGGAAGATTACGTCCTTCCAGTAGATCGATTCGCCCTGCTCGTTCTTGGCATTCGTAGCCTTGGAGAGATTTGCGAACTTCTCAAGTACCGTGTTAGCAACACCCGTGATGGAGCCGTCTTCGTCCACAACGACAAGGTGCAATTCGTCGTTAGCCGTTGCGTTGCCGAAGGAGCTAGACACAAAGTAGGAAGTGCCGGGTGCCTTATCGAACAGGCTACCGTATGCCCAAGTTCCGAGCGAAGTGTTCGCTAGAAGACTGAGCTTGAGGGTGTTGCCCTTACCACCGGGATAGCGTGCGATTGCTACCGAGTTGGTAATCGTGTTGAGGGATGAATTAGCTTCATACGCTTCTTCGTTAGGGCAGTACACAGCCGTCATGACACCCGTGTTGGCGTATGCGTTACGCGAACCGGTGTTTGCTGTACGGACAACGCGGAGGTCGCCTGCGTAAGCAAGGAAGCTTGCTGCGGTGAAGAAGGTCGGTGCGGAGTTGGTCGATGGCTTACCAAACGTCGAGGCTAGCTCGTTTTCATTGGTAATTTGGCGAACGGACTCAACCGGACCCCAATCGAACGGACCCGCGACGGCTCCCGAAGAAGTCGATACGGCAGGGATTACCGTAGTTAGATCAATTTCGGAAGTGTTGATGCCGGGAGATACTTGAAATGTCATGAGGGTCTACTCCTGATAAGAGGAATTCGGAATTGCTGATTATTTAGGTTTTCTAGTGGTTCACTATTTCCCATACACTACCCTCTTCGACGTATCTGGAATCGGCTGAATCCTGTCCGTCGTTGTATAGGGGTGATGGGAGCATTTGGTTGTCGATCTGTGCCATCTGTTCTCGGTAGAGCTTTTCCTTGATATTGGTGTTGCAAAGGTCCGAAAAGAACGGTTGGTTGGTCATCCAAGAAAACAGAACTAGGCACATTACGAGGTCATCGTTTGACCCCTCATCCGCTTCGTAACTGTTGCGCTTATTTATGAAAGTTGAGAGTTCCGAAATGATGTTGAAGTCTTGGAACGTCAACTGGTAGGACTCAATCAGGGACTTCATGAGGGAACAGCCGAGCCGCTTGACGCTCTTTGTGGTAATGATACCACGGGCTGCACCGGTTCCACCCATTGCCCAAGACAGGACGACCTTGTTCTTGGATACCTGAGTGGAGAGGATGTTCTCATACTCGTAGTCATCGAACAGGGAGTCCACCACCTGTTGCCCGTTGTCGTTGATTTCGACCAGAGCATAGGCTTCGTTATACCACTTAGCCATCTTAGCGATAATGGAAGGGTACAGGATAGGACTAATATCGTTGTCCTTGTAGGTACAGACGACCCTATATGGAATCTCGGTTACATCGATAATCACGAATGCGGAATAGTCAAGCCCCTTTCCACGCGAAGTATCCGCGACGAGTACGTATTTCCGCCCCTTCTGAGGCTTCTCGTAGAAGCACAGCCCGACGATTCCTTCGAAGGTTTCAGGCTTGACAAACGCAAGAGTCTTCAAGACTCTTCCTGAAATTAGAGTTCCGGACGAGCCGTGGAACTCGCACTCCATTTCCTGCATGTATTTTTCGTCACCGAGGGCTTTCCGCTGCCGCTCTGCCCATTCTGCCGTGCGCCCCGGAACCGAACGCCAGTTGGCATCGATGGTCTTGAAGCCGTTGCGCCCTTCGATAGCGTCGATCCACATCTTGTAGTAGTGATTCATGCCGTTTGGCGTGGAGGATATGAGGATCTTGGCTGTCTCACCCGAGGTGATGGTTGGATAGACCGAGGTGAAGAACTCTTCGGCAATGTTGTTTGGGACGAACGCGAATTCGTCCAGATACAGGAAGTTGATAGACCAACCACGGATGGCTGACGATGCGGTAGAGTCTGCAAGGACGCGGGACATGTTCTCTAGCTCAATGTCACCCTTGTTCCAGACGCGAACGCCTTGCTGAATCCAGTGAGGAAGCTCTTCATAGGCTACCTTGATACGGTTGAGGATTTCGCGAGCGGTCTTAGCTTTGTTGGCTAGAATAGCAACCGTCTTGGCTTCATGGAACAGGACGTACCAGAGAATGATACCCACGGTCAGCGTTGTCTTACCGATCTGGCGACCGGCTTTGATGATGACCTGACGATTGTTGACGATGACCGGAACCGCATCTTTCTGGTATGGATACAGGTCGATGTTCACCAAACCCTTGTCCAGAGTGATGATCTTGACGTAGCGATTGATGAAGTATTCGGCGTCGGTGGCGCAGCGAACGTATTCGTTCACCTGATCCTGCGTCATCTTTTGTTGGACCCCTACCCTCTTTAGCTTTTTGTTGCCGAGGTAGGGGCGAAAGTCAATGATATCAACCATTCTTGATCTGCTTCAACAGGTCTGCGGTGGAGCCGGTGAATACAGCCTTGTCAATGTTTACGGTCTGCTGAGTGGGCGCAGGACCGCCTTCTCTGCCGTCGAGCGCCTTCTTCTTTTCGTGCAAGATCATGAGCTTGTCTGCCATGTCGGACAGATTCTTGAGTAGCCCCGATGCGACTTCATACGCACGCGGATGCTGCGATTCCTTAGCCACCTTGAGGAGTTCTGGCAGTGCGTCCTGTCCTTGCTCTAGAAGGTCGCGATGAAGATTGCGAGTGTACTCATAGTCATATTCCACATCACGATTAGTGTCTGGAACCGGGTCCGACGCAACCACCACGGGATGCTCTTCCACCGGGACGACTTCATTCACAACCTCCGGAACGATTTCCAGAATGGTGTTGAGATTCTGTTCTACTTCACTCATTACATGTACTCTGTGATATTGGTGGAGAAGCCAAACGCTTCTTCGATACTGTTGGCAGTGTTAGGAATTGGCTCGACTGTGATGTTGACTAACTGGTTTGGATCCGTGGAATAGGACACCACGTTATATCTAGCTCCCGAAGCAGCGCCCACCAGAATAGTATTCGGACGGAAGGTGCCATTGGTATCGTAGACGATCATGGTGTTCGAAGTCTCATTCCAATTACGAACATAGGCGGTGGCTGTGGCTTCTGAAACGTCCGGTCCCTGATAGACCAGTTCGTTGTACTTGTAGGTTCCGCAATCCGTATTCGCCACGGACGGAGCAAGCACAATCTCACGCAATGGATTAGTCTCAAAGGTGGCATCGTACACGTTCGCGGTGGCTTTCTTGATAGGGCGAATGTCTGCGATAGGTCCGAAGAGATAGCCCTTTGCGGTGAAGTTCAGCGTCCAGATGATGCTTCGCGTAGACTCAGGATCACCTTCATGCGAGTCATCGTAGGTAATGGAGTTGAACACAATCGGAACGTCGAGTTTCATGTCGTTGATGCCGACGAAATCCAGAGTCACGGTGTAGTCGGGCGTGAAGTAGGGAAGAATTTGCTCGACCAACTGTGCACCGTCTTCCGTGTTACGCACGAAGATGTACAGGTTGAAGTCGAAGTTGTATGGAGTGTAGCGTGCTTTCTTCAAGCCGAGAGGAAGCCCCTCTGCGAACTGCTCTGAGAAGTTGCTGACCTTGCGCAGCGGATCATACGAGATACCGTTCATTTCGAATGCCATGCGCGGCAGCGTGAGGTTCATTGGATTCACGAAGTCGGGTGAACTGCTGATGCGCATGTAGAACTTTTCCTTCGATGCGTACATCAGAGGAACCGTGACACGCTCAATCTCAATGTCCGAGTTGGTGGACTGATCGTAGCGCACAAGCCGCATGTCATTGAACAGCGATCCGAAAGCCACTACGAGCTTACGAATGATGCGATGATAGTAGTGAGTTTGTGCGAGCATTATGGGCTACCAAATGGATTAGACTCAGAGAAGTCGAGGTAGTTGTTGGCTTCCTCTTCGATGATTTCGTTGTCGCCAATCTCACCCTGCGGAATCGTCGCATTGTAGAGAACGTTGTAGTCGGTCAGTGTGGCTGTCGCATTGGAGGTTAGACCAGTGATGACACCGTTAGCCACGAACTCGCCACGGATATTGCGCAGCCGCAGAATACCTTCCGGACGATCATACTTCACCACGATGCCAAAGATATTGGATCCGGTGTTCGCACCTTGGAATGCAACCTCACCGCGTTCGAAAGAAGCGGTCGAAGTTGGAGCCACGTTGTATTGTAGCGAAAGCGCGGATTCGTCACCCATGAGGTCAATCTCTTCGATGCCTGTGTTGATGAACTCGCCGTTGTACTTGAAGGTTTCAAGCGAGAGAACATACATGTAAGGAATGACCTTGCCCAACTGATAGAACGATGCGTCCTTTTCCACGAATCTAATTTCCATTAGCTTTCGCTGAGTCGGCATGAAGATCAGGTCGCCTTCCTTTGGCAGCACGCGCAGGGAAGTCGGCACGTACTTTTCGAACGTGCGACGAGCCATAGCCAATCGTGCGGTCTTTTCGATCTGCAAACCGAACTTGGAGAAGAATTCCTGCTGTCCACCGAAGTCCTGAAACGTTTCAAGGTACATGTCGATCTTGATGGCTTGATCGTAATACTTGACCGGATCATCACCAAACAGGGAGTCGAGAATGCCCTGCGAAGTGCGCGGCAGATAGTATACGTCGATGCCATGATTGCGAATGCTCTCAATGACAAGATCCTCAAGGAGCATCTGCTCCCGAGTGGCGTTCTGATTGTTGAAATAGACGCTAGTAGGCATGGCTTATCCTACGAGAAAATCTGGTGGCATTTCCCATGTGCTTCGAAGTTGTTCTTCTAGGCGAATGATATCGGCTACAGCCTCTTCGTAGATGCCTTGCCCGTTGATGATCATACCTCCCGGCAATGTGTAGTTACCGTACTTCTTCATGTTCTCGCCCCACTGCTTCTTGATAAGCTGCGTAGAGTATTCCTTGAGCCACTCGTCGTTGTAGACCTTGGGGAAGTCCACGGGTTCGATGACGCGGGTGCATTCGATCATGAGGTAGGTGTCAGCCGGAACTTCTGGCGCATTCCAGTGCATATCGATGTAGAGCCTGCCCATGTGCTTGCTGAACCGAATCGGGTTCTGCCCGATAAGAATCATTTCCAACATGCGAATGTGGGTACGGGCAATCCAGTAATACTGGTAGGATGAACTGGTGAATTCGTAGAGTTCGTTCAGGCGCAACTGGTAGTTCAGGTCAAAGATATTGAAATTAGCACTAGAGCCGCCACCCGAAATGACTTCGCCGGTCAGAGGGAAGATGCGATTAACACCGACAACCCCTTCTGGCAGCGGAACCCAACCGTAACTGGAATTAGCGACTGTCGAGTTAGCCGAGGTCGCAGAAGCCACGTTGCTGCCGTTCGCCAACATGTCCGCAGTCATCTTGATGGCTAGGTAGTCGGGGAAGGTCGCATCGTAGTGGAACTGGACGTACTTCTGCAACGCATCGTCAATCCGGTCATCGACCTGATCTTCGTCTACGTTAATGTCAATGACTGGAAAGCCTAGCTTGCGTAGGCAGTAGTCCTTGAGTGATGCTTTGTCGGTTGGTTTTGCCATCGGGTTCTGTCCCTGTGGATGCTGTGAGGTGTGGTGAATTATTTAGGCAAACTTGATGCCCCTACTCTCAAGGAATCGGTAGTCTTCCTCAAGGTAGTCCCGAATCTCAGCCTCTTCGTGCGGGGCGAGCGCATCCCGATCCGGCAGGGTGATGGAATCGTTGATTTTGGGAATCGGCATGGGATTATCCACCCCGAGTTGAGTCAGAATCTTCGAAACCTCGTTTTGGTAGTCTTCGAAGTTCAACGGAATGACGGGACCGGAGAGCCATGGCTTGTGGGTTTTGCCATAGGGACCGCGCTCCATATGCATCTTAAGCTTGCGAAACACTTCGATCATGGGAATACAGTCACACATTTGCCTCATTTCGTGCTTCTCCCATTCCCAATAGTTCTCCTGAGAGGTATAGGATGCAGGTAAATAGCTACCATAGAATGCACGAAAGAACTTGGCGTGGTGTCGTCCGCGCCGCAGATAGTTCATGATGGAGATACACCGGTCAAGCGGATTCCGATAGAATGCGTAACATGTGTACTCATTCAAATTAGGGTATTCTTTCATTTCCTCGTATCTGGTATGAGCCTCGTCACACACGGCTAGTGGAATACCCAAACCGGCAACCGCCGTTCGAAGTGCCTTGCTTCCGGTCCTAGGTGTGAAGAAAACCATGACCTTTCTTTCAGTGGAAAGTATCATTGCCCATCTTTCAACTTGCGTTCTTCGTCTGTCAGAGGAATGGTTTCCATCAGATCAGCCGCGATTTCATACTTGTTGCCCTTGTAGCCGTGGCGAATGGATTCCCACAGGTACGAGAGGTAGAACTTGAACCAACCCTCTTCTTCGACCTGATAGATATGTTCTAGCTCATGGCGGAATAGGCGATCCGTGACTTCCTCTCGCGTGCGCTTGAAGAAGATGAATGGGTAGATGGTGATGCCGCCGATCCACGTTTTGCGGAGCGGAAGAAAGTGATAGACGATTCTGATTTTCATTTTGTTATACCTTGAAGGTGATGCCTCTTGATTCGAAAAACTCGTAGTCCTGCTTGTAGAATTCCTTTATGTACGTCACTTCTTCGGGAGTCAGGTCATTGACCGTTCTCCTGTTGTCACTGGCATTCAGCCTAGGAATGTGAATGTTGTCTGGTATGCCAACGATGCGCAACACCTTTCTCATTTCGTTTTCGAAGTCGGCGTAGTCTAGCAGGTTGACCTTCACCTCCTCCGGATTGAGCCACCGCACCTGCGGCACAAAGTAACCATACTTAGAAACATACTCCATGACGTTGCTGACTGGAACCATGTGTGAATACTTCCTGTAGTTGAATGCCATGAAGGACAGAAACTTCTCCACCGGTTCCCGATAGAACGCATAGACCTGATATTCATCAACATTTGGAATATCGAGTTGTTTGATGCTAGGGTGATTGGTCTGATTCTCTGTATAGATCTTATCGATTTTACCATGATCCAGTAGAATCTGTCGCAATGTATGCGTACCCGTCTTGTGTGGGTAGAGGATAATGACTTTCTTTTTGGTGTCTACGTATGCCATTATTTTTCTGCCGTAGCTGACATGGTATGAGTACCAGTTGCAATAAGAACACTGTTTGAGGTGTACCGAATTTCGACAGTGAGTGTTGCATCAAGAGTACCTGCGTTCTGTTGGTCGATTGAATAGCTTCTATCAGTTGCCATACCGATCCATGTGTTGTTTGCCCACCCTGCTGAGAATGTTGGAACTGTCGTTCCAGAAGTAAACGTGGCTCTCAACTGATAATCAGCCGAAGCACCCGCCAATCTCCACGCATAGGAAGAGGCTCCCGTGGTACCAAATACTTGACATGTTCCGTTTGCCCAATGCCAAATAGAAGCATTGGACGAATCTAAACCAGAATCAGCCACAGTCTTGTTCTGAACCTGCGCGTCAAGCACAGGCGGTGCAGCCGCCGCTTGCGCGTTGCCATAGGATAGGAGAATGTTGCGAATGCTCATGGGAAGGTTATTCCCTTGGATGTGAAGAAGTCATAGTCATCCTGATAGAACGCACGAATCTCAGCCGCGTCTTCTGGTGAGAGAATATCGATATCGGGACGCTTCGGTTGTTCGTTCTCGTTGGGAAGAACCCTGTCAGGATTTGCTCCGAACGCAGTCAGTAGTCTTCTCATTTCCGCGTCGTGATCGTGGAAGTTAAGAAGGATTAGATTGATGGACGGCTGATTTAGCCAGTTCACTTGCTTCGACCACGCCGCCAATCGCCCACTGTTGATTCGATCCTGCATTGCTCGCCAGACCTGAATCGGAGTGATGGTGTCGTTTGCAGCCTGCAATTCAGGAGAAAGATCCTCATAGAACTTTCGATTGAGGCATGAAATTCTTGCGCCGTTTCCCAAGACTCTGTGCATGATTTCAGCACACCACCGACGCTTCATGAACATCAGCATGGAGAGCGCACGATCTAATGGTTCCCGATAGAACGCATAGAAGGTGAACGCACCCAACTGTGATTGCATCTGAGGAAACTGAACGAGCATTCCGTCCAGATTGATGTGATCGTGTGAGACATGCGTAAGCGATGCATCCCTGAACACTTCGTAGAGGGAATGTGTGGCTGTCTTTGGCGGCATGAATACCGCTAGTTTTCGGGTGTTATCAATGATCATTCTGTGTACGTCCCGTTGTAGATGCTCAGAATAACATCCACGTTATGATCCTGCATGGCAAGCACATCTGAGTTATTCTCAACCCAACTATCCAACACCAGATCCCGAACGTCGGCGGATGGAATGAAAGTCTGTGGTGTGGGAGGAGGAAGATCAACCCAATGTGCGCTGCGATACATCTGCCCTGTTTCCAGATCAGTTGTGAGAAGGAACACTCGCAGTCTGGTGTAGACAGTATCGTTGAAGGTTGCGTCGAAATAGGATTCAGCGTCTTCTAATGGTATGTAGACCTTATGCTTATACGATGCCATGATGTAATCTCACTTAAAGTTGTGGCTCAATACGCCTTCCATGAAGTATGTATGCGCGTCTTCGACTTCGAAGCTTACCACTTCACCGGCACCTACGTAGTCGATTGCGGTGATGGTACTCTTTCCGAGTCTCATGCCGACGTTCAGCTTACAGGCGCGTATCAGAGTGTCACCGTCTTCCAGATAGAAACGATGCAAGTCCGAACAGATAATTTCCTTGCCATCATCGAATCTGATGCGAAACTTGATGGCTTGCTGTATCTTGATGTTGGTGATTGGATAGGAACCCAATTCTTTTGTCGTTTCGTGAACCGCAAGCACTTTCATTCCGACCTTTAGTTCACCCGCACGGATAGTGGATCCATTCGCAAGCGTGATGCGCATACTTGGATCCGGACAACCCAAATACTCATACTCTGCCGAACATTCACAATAGACGTTGGATATTAGTTTTAGAGAATTCTTTTCTCGCAATTGCAACCAAAACCGTATGTTGACTGCGGTAGTGGTTGTATAGATTCCCCACCACGGATCTGCACCACAATCAATCCACGTATTTGCGGATGAACCCACAAGAGTTCCTCCCGATTGAGAGAAAAATCTTGCGTTGGCTTGATAGTTGTTTGCGCCGCCACCCTGCAACCAAATCATCTTCGGAAGTGTAGTGGTGAGTGTATTGGCTGTATAGAACGTGCCATTGCCCGTGATTGTATGTCCTCCACTATTCCATATCTTAATGTCAGCCTGAGTTCTCGGTCCCGGTGTCACAGCACCCGAATTATAGTTTCGCGATATGAAAGTCCCGAATCTAGACCACTGTTGCGTGCCACGCGCCACCGTCATGTGATATCTCCTGAAACAATCGCTTCACCCGTGGTGGTGTAGAAGATGGAGGCTACGGAATACCTTGCGGCAAGGTTCGATGTGATGTATCCTGCGGAGTTCAACTTCGCTACGCCCGTCGTGTTGGCAATGGTGACGTTGCCTGTGTTGGTTCTGATGATGGTGATACCGAAGCCTGCGTTGGTTGCAGCCGCGAGCGTGATCGTCATGGCTGTTGTCGAGTTGCAGAGCAGAACCTTACCTGCATGGTTATCGCTAACCGTTCGTGACGATGTTACCTGAATCATCGGCATGTCCGAGACATTGCTCGTCATTCTCACATTGCCGCTGAACAATACGTCCGAAGAAACCGTCGTGCCGAAGGACGTACCCTGAGTACCCTGTCTTCCCTGTACACCCTGAATACCCTGCGCACCGGTAGCACCTTGCGATCCACCACCGCCACCGGTAGACTCAATGCTTCCTAGGAGATAGATGGCATTGGTTGCGGCGTAGACGATGGTGACGGCTGAGTTCTGCGAAGCGATGTTCGAAGTGGTGAACGTCGTGCTGTTCGACTTGAGCGCAAGGTTAGCAATCGTGACATTGCCTGTTCCCTTACGAACCACCGTGACTGCAAAGCCAGAAGTAGACGAGTTAGCGAACGTGATCGTCGTCGCGGATCCGGAGTTGACTTCGACAATCTTACCTGCGGCATTCTCAGCATAGTGCGTAGAAACGGCTGTAGTAATGATGGGTGTGTCAAACACCTGATCAGTGAACACCACGTTTGCGTTGAACGTAACGTCCGTGGCAACTGTCGTGCCGAACGAAGTACCCTGAATACCTTGAAGCCCTGTTGCGCCCTGAGAGCCAGTACCGGTAGCACCTTGAGTGCCTGTACCTGTCGTTCCCTGCCGACCTTGAAGCCCCTGAATGCCTTGCAATCCGGTGGTGCCTTGTGCACCCGTAGCACCTTGAGTTCCTGTTCCGGTTGTGCCTTGCGATCCAGTTGCGCCTTGAGTACCGGTCAGTCCTTGTAGACCGGTCGTGCCTTGTGATCCACTTCCAGTGAGTCCTTGAAGACCCGTTGCACCTTGCGTGCCTGTTCCTGTGGTACCTTGAGTTCCAGTCAGTCCTTGTAGACCAGTGGTTCCCTGTGCGCCTGTTGCGCCTTGTGTTCCTGTGCCAGTTGCACCTTGCGTGCCGGTGCCAGTGGTTCCTTGCAGACCCGTAAGCCCTTGCAGACCAGTGGTTCCCTGCCGTCCTTGAATACCTTGCAATCCGGTCGTACCCTGAGAACCTGTAGTTCCCTGAATGCCAGTTGTACCTTGAGAACCCGTAGTTCCCTGAATGCCAGTTGTACCTTGTGCGCCGTTCGTCCCTTGCAGTCCAGTCGTACCCTGCGCACCCTTCCGCGCAACAGCAAGCTTGATCTTGAAGTTGCTAGAGAATGAGGTTGTCGTTCCGTTGTTGATGAGTGAAAGCCCGAATTCATAGTAGCCCGTCTTATTGGTTTTAGACGTAACAGTATACGAGAAGAACTTGGACGCATCACCCGGATCTTGTAGAAGAAAAATGTCGCCTACATTCGTGTAGTTGAGGAACAAGCTTACGTCAACAGCACTATCGTTGAGAATGTCGATCCACATCAACGTTGCGAGTGTGAGGTTTGCGTTGTTCAGCTTCAACTTGCCCGAACCCGGATCAGAGTCCGTGGTGCCGGTGTCGAATCGATAGTCCGTTGCTAGCGCAGAAACACCTTCGTTGCCAGTGATGCCCTGAGTTCCTTGCGAACCTGTGGTTCCCTGCAATCCAGTCAAACCCTGTAGCCCTGTGGTTCCTTGTGAACCTGTGGTGCCTTGCGATCCAGTCAAACCCTGTAGTCCAGTCGTACCCTGCGAACCCGTCGTTCCTTGGCGACCTTGAATACCTTGCAGACCAGTAAAACCTTGAAGTCCCGTCGTGCCTTGTGCGCCTGTGGTTCCCTGTGCGCCAGTCGAACCTTGAATGCCTGTAGCACCCTGAGTTCCAGTCGCGCCTTGAGAACCTGTAATGCCCTGTAGTCCCGTTGCGCCCTGAGTTCCTGCACCGGTCGCACCTTGAGTACCGGTTCCAGTGAGTCCCTGTAGACCAGTCGTTCCCTGTGAACCCGTCGTTCCCTGTGAACCCGTTGTGCCTTGAAGACCCGTTAGTCCTTGCAGCCCTGTGGTGCCTTGTGCACCCGTGGTGCCTTGTGAACCGGTCGAACCCTGAATGCCTGTGAGTCCCTGTAGTCCGGTTGTTCCCTGTGCGCCAGTGGTGCCTTGTGATCCGGTGGACCCTTGAATGCCAGTTGCACCTTGAGTACCTGTCGTACCCTGAATCGATGTACCCTGAACACCCTGAATACCTTGTGCGCCTGTTGCACCGGCTGCGCCGCCGAGATTAACATCCCAATTGGTAAACGTGCCAGAGCCACCCGTGGTTGCAATGGATGCCACCATGGTTCCGTTTGCGACGTAGTAGGAACTGACGGACCCTTCCATCTTGTTGACAGCCGTGTTTGCGATAACAACAGACTGTCCTGTGGAGTATGCAAGTCCGGTTGCAATGGTAAGTTGCTTAGTTCCGGTGCCAATTGTCAATGAGGTTGTAGACGTTGTGGCATACTTGTCACCGGCATTGCCCGTCGTGCCTTGAACACCCTGAATTCCCTGTGCACCGATTGTTCCTTGTGCACCGGTGAATCCCTGAATGCCAGTAGCCCCTTGTGAGCCAGTCGTACCTTGAACACCCTGAATGCCTTGTGCGCCGGTCGTACCCTGAGTTCCGGTAAGTCCTTGAAGTCCGGTCGTTCCCTGCCGTCCTTGAATACCTTGCAAACCAGTGATGCCCTGTGCACCGGTCGAACCTTGTGTGCCTGTGAATCCTTGAATTCCTGTTGCGCCTTGAGAACCAGTCGTGCCTTGTGCGCCAGTGGTTCCCTGAGAACCTGTCGAACCCTGTAGACCAGTGGTTCCCTGCCGACCTTGAATGCCTTGGCTTCCGGTCGCACCTTGGCTTCCGGTCGCACCTTGGCTTCCGGTCGCGCCTTGCAACCCTGTCGTTCCCTGTGCACCCGTCGAACCCTGAATGCCCGTAGCGCCTTGAGTTCCGGTTGCGCCTTGTGCACCAGTAATACCCTGATTAGAGATACCCTGAATACCTTGAATGCCGGTGAAGCCTTGAATGCCAGTGGCACCCTGAACACCCGCGCCGGTCAGACCTTGTGTGCCTTGCAGTCCGGTCGATCCCTGAGTACCTGTCGCGCCCTGAGAACCTGTGATGCCTTGAATGCCCTGTGCGCCGGTTGATCCCTGAGTTCCAAGTGCGCCTTGCGTACCGGTGGCACCCTGAGTGCCTGTTGTTCCTTGCGGTCCTGCGACGGTACCGGCAATGATCATGGAAACGTTGGCGTTGCCGGTCGGTCCCTGCGTCACGGATACGAGAATGTCGCTTGTGTTTACAAAGTTGATTCCGTTGGCATTGATGGTGGATGCAGAGTTGGCTGAGACAAGAACTTCGGAGATTCCTCCACCACCGCCGAGTCCACCGCCTGCTTTCCAAGAATAGCCATCCCACTCCCAAGATGTACCATCATTGGAAGTGAAGATCGTACCGATGATGGGATTGGAAGGAAAGTCTGCCATGAATGTACTCTAAGGTGGAAAGAGCTATGCCACCTATTTAGCCGCTGTCAGATGACGACAACTTGGGATCTAGGTCTAATCACTGCGTCTGCGGTTCCAATCAGTGCGCCTGTCCAAGCTGCCATGACGTTTGCGGCTGCGACGTTGACGCGAAGATTTCCCGTCTGTCCCGCAGAAGGTTTACGGAAAGTAAGTAGCGCAATGGCACCACCACCACCCGAAGTTGTACCCAAATCATGCTGTTTTGTCAAGTTTGTTTCATCACCCGAAGGGGAGTTAATGAAAAGTTGTCCTGCGGCATTGATAATGGCTGCGGCTGAGTCGCGTGCGTGAGTGACGTAATTCAGAACGAGTGTGTTGGCTACTGTGGTTGTGACATTTCGGAATGTTACCTGTGCCGAGGCAGTGCTGACCACAACGTTGACACCGGCTGCTGTTCCAGTATCCCACGGACTACCCGATGTTGGCACATTGTAAAATGCTGACATAACTGCCATCGTATGATCACCAAAGTCAGTGATGGATACAGCCGTCTGAGATTGTGATGTGGCACGTTGCCACCATACGTCAACTTTTGTAGCCTGTGCACCGCCTAGTGTACCGACCGTGACGTTAGAGTTTGCAACACGCGCCCAACCATTGTTCGTCAGGTTGGTGTGGGCTTGTGCGTTGGACTGGTTTGCACCTTCCAAAGCAAGAACTAGAATGTCGTTGACCTGATAGCCGGTCGGAAAAGTAAGTGTAATCGAACCTGTACCCGAAACATAGGAAGAGTTAGCGCGAAAGGTTGGAGCAGGCATTTCAAATCACCTTATGGGTCAAGATGCAACGCAACCGTGATGACGTTTGCGTTGACTACCGAAGGAGCGGAGTTTACGCGGAACTGAATGACGTTACCGGCAGCGATGACACCCGAAGACCATCCGGTGATGGAAGCACTGGTGTTCTTGCGAAGCGTGTCTAGTCGTGGAGAATTTGTCTGAGAAATCATGACTTCGTTCGTGAAGTCTGCAAGAGTAGTTGTCCAGATATCTACGCGAATCGTAGCCGATGCCGAATTTGCATCCGACATGATTGACCATCCTGCGATGTTGCAGGCTTGTGAAGTGTAGATATAGCCCTTACTCTGTGCGGCTTCCGTAGTACCTGTCGCAATGATTGCTCCACCACCGTCGATGATGAAGTTGAGTGTGCGAGGACCGGCAATACCTTGAATGCCTGTGAGTCCTTGAAGACCCGTCGTTCCTTGCGATCCGGTTCCGGTCGTGCCTTGCGTTCCTTGAAGTCCAGTTAGCCCCTGCAAGCCGGTAGCACCTTGCGTCCCTGCACCGGTAGTACCTTGAGTTCCTTGAAGTCCAGTCAGCCCTTGAAGCCCCGTTGCGCCCTGTGTGCCTGCACCCGTGGTTCCTTGCGTCCCTTGAATGCCTTGCAGACCTGTAGTACCTTGCGAGCCGGTTCCAGTCAGACCTTGCAATCCGGTGGCACCCTGAGTTCCTGTTCCAGTTGTTCCTTGAGTTCCTTGAAGTCCAGTCAAACCCTGAATACCGGTTGCGCCTTGAGTTCCCGCGCCGGTTGTACCCTGCGTTCCTTGCAGACCAGTTAGCCCCTGAATGCCTGTTGCACCCTGAGTTCCGGTTCCGGTCGTTCCCTGAATACCTTGCAACCCGGTCGTGCCTTGTGCGCCCGTGGTGCCTTGGCTACCGGTTCCTGTGAGTCCTTGCAGACCCGTTGCACCTTGCGTGCCGGTTCCGGTTGTGCCTTGTGTTCCCTGAAGTCCGGTGAGTCCTTGCAGACCTGTTGTACCTTGGCTACCCGAACCCGTAAGTCCTTGCAGCCCCGTCGTTCCCTGCGAGCCAGTGGTTCCTTGCAGCCCCGTCGTTCCCTGCGAGCCAGTGGTTCCTTGAAGACCTGTGGTGCCTTGTGAACCGGTAGCACCCTGAGTACCTGCGCCCGTGGTTCCCTGAATACCTTGAAGTCCGGTCGTACCCTGACTTCCGCTTCCAGTCAAACCTTGCAGACCGGTTGAGCCTTGAGTACCCGTTGCGCCTTGTGTTCCCGCACCAGTGATGCCTTGAATACCCTGAATACCGGTTGCACCCTGACTTCCGCTGCCGGTCAATCCCTGTAGACCAGTGGTTCCCTGTGATCCTGTTGTGCCTTGGCTTCCAGTGAGTCCTTGTAGTCCTGTTGCACCTTGAGTTCCGGTTGCACCCTGCGCACCCGAACCAGTCAATCCCTGTAGACCCGTCGTACCCTGTGAACCGGTGAGTCCTTGCAGCCCTGTGGTTCCTTGTGAGCCAGTGGTTCCCTGAAGTCCGGTTGTTCCCTGCCGACCTTGCAAGCCTTGGATGCCTTGTAGCCCGGTGGCACCTTGCGAACCACTCGTTCCCTGCGCACCATTCGTTCCCTGAGAACCTGTAAGTCCCTGAATGCCTGTGAGTCCTTGAAGACCCGTCGTGCCTTGTGCGCCGGTTGTTCCCTGTGAGCCTGTAAGCCCCTGTAGACCAGTTGCGCCTTGCGTACCGGTCGATCCCTGTAGCCCGGTGGTTCCTTGTGAACCTGTGGATCCCTGTAGACCAGTCGTACCCTGCGAGCCTGTGGATCCCTGTAGACCAGTGGTTCCCTGTGAGCCTGTAAGCCCCTGTAGTCCTGTAGTGCCTTGCGATCCTGTTGCGCCCTGTGTACCGGCACCGGTCGCACCTTGAGGACCAGTTGCACCGGGAGTTCCTGCGAGGTTGATGCTCCAAGAAGTGAACGTACCTGTGCCGATGACAGAAGCAACGTCAACCACCAACTGTCCGTTTCCGGCGTTGTAGGAGTTGACCGTACCTTCCATGGAGTGCGTCGAGTCATTCGCAATGATGACCGTCTGCCCTGCTGAGTAAGCCAAACCAGTGTCTACCGTCAGTGTCTTCTGTGCGACGGTAATCGAAAGAGAAGTCGTAGAGGTTGTTACGTATTGGTCGCCGGGTTCACCGAGCGTTCCTTGAACACCCTGAATGCCTTGCAGACCTGTAGTACCTTGCGTACCCGTTGAACCTTGCAATCCGGTCGTGCCTTGAGAACCTGTAGTTCCTTGGCGACCCTGAATGCCTTGAATACCCTGCAAACCAGTGGTGCCTTGAGTGCCTGTGGTTCCTTGTGCACCATTCGTTCCCTGTGTGCCGGTTGCACCTTGCGTGCCTGTGCCGGTGAGTCCTTGCAGACCCGTTGCACCTTGCGTACCTGTGCCTGTGGTTCCCTGTGCACCGGTCGAACCCTGCGTACCACTTCCGGTCAACCCCTGAATGCCGGTCGAACCTTGTGTGCCTGTGAGTCCTTGAAGTCCAGTGGTTCCCTGTGTTCCTGCGCCCGTGGTGCCTTGCGTTCCGGTTGCGCCTTGTAATCCAGTGGTGCCTTGAACACCCTGAATGCCTTGGGATCCGTCGCCCGTTCCACCGCCGCCTGCCGGTCCTTGAATACCCTGAATGCCTTGTGCGCCGTTGCCCGTTCCACCACCGGGACCGACAAAGTATCCGGCTGAGTTGATGACGAGTTGATTACCAACCTGAACCTCGGCTGCATTGACAACACCGTTCGCCAACACCACGTTTGCGAGCGTGTTGCTGCTGTTAATGCGAATCTGTTTTGAGGTAGGCTTGTTTGGCATGTTCTTTTTCCGGAAGGATCCTGATATTTAGGCTTATGCCCAAATCCTTCGCCTGTTCTTTACGTTTGCAGGATCGAATAGCTTCACGTTATTCGGTCCCACATAGCCGGGAGGTTCGCCTGCGCGTGAGATATCTTCCCATACCAGACCGGGAATGAGGGAAAGAATGCGAGTTCGCTCAAAGACGTTGCCTTCTGTGGGCATTCCTTCTGTTAACAGTTCTTCTAACGCGCCACCGGCAATCAGAATATTCACATGATGCCCATAGACGATTTCGGGTGGAGTCGTCGGAATGCCATTGACAAAGACGGATTCCTTCTTTACTAGGTTGCCAATCTCGTCCACATGAAGTCCCGGCACATAGAGTAAAGAACCGGTTTCGGTTATGGTCGCGAGTGGCGTTCCATCCGGCAGATAGGTCGAGGTCATTCCTTGAATGAATTCTTCTCTTGTCGGAACGTAGACTAGAATCTCAATCATGCGTCATTCTCCCTTCTTCACCATTTCTCTAAGAGCGAGGGTGGTGATTCCAAAAGGAATGAACACGAATCTCTTGATGCAGGAGTTGAAAGCATTGTTGGTTGTTTGACCAAATCGAATTGTGTAACCACCCCTAAACGTACCGTTGCCTTGAGCTTCTGAGGATGTTGTGGCTCTTGTTCCACAATATGCACGGAGCGTTCTTCCTTCGTCACCCCACGACATAGCCATCTTGTAGGTACCCGGCTTAGACAACTGAGGCATTGCCGCAGAGACAACAGCGTTAGAGAAGTTTATTGAGGCTGGATTGTTGTTGTAGCCGATGGTTTGATTGCCGATGTTTCCTAAGTTTGTAATTGTCGCATAATGCCCATAGAAGTATTGCATCGTAGGGTTCTGAACGAATTCGATGTATATGGTTCCCTGACCGGTTGAAAATGCTGATGAATAAGCAGTATTAGACAACAGAACAGTCTCGACCGCTCTGGTAGCCGCTACCGTTTCGGTGTAGATGGGAGTCGTCATAATTCCAGAGGATGCTCCAACAGGCGGAATCTCAATCTGTGCAAAGTCGAGTGCAAGTTCATCACCAGAGGTTACGATTCTGATACCACAAGCAGGATTGCTTGTGATGGAAGACAAATACACGCGAGTCCAGTTCTCATCGATTGAGAAGTCTGTCCATATCAGCCCGTCCATGCTGATCTGAACGACACCCGTGCCGGTCAGCCGCTTCACATAGATTCCCGATGCCCACCATCCGTGTCCGCGAGTGATTTGCTGAATAATGGTTGCATTGGCTCCGGTCGCGGTAAACCGTGTGGCGGTGTTTACTCTGCCGTCAATACCAGTCTCCGTCAGAGCAACGGTAGCATTGGTCTTTGTCCATGCTGATTGGGTGCCATCACGACACCACAGAAGTTCATTGGTTCTTGCTTCCTCTTGAAACAGCCCGTTACAGACTGGCATTGTCTTGAGAAGAGCATAGTATGGATATATCTGATTGGTTGCTTCATACGTAGTGTTTGCATTGGCTTGTTCTAGCTGCGCACCCCAAATGCGAATGCCGTCCGATCCATTCGGTGTAAATGTGTTGAAGATTGAGTTTGAGTTCAGTCCTGCGCTCACGTTCAGGCTTGAACGGGGTCCAGTGAGAATGGTTCCGCGAGTGACTGTTGTTCCCGTATTTGCTTTCACCGAGCAACGATACCAACCATCACCCACCGAATTGATTTCGGTCGTATTGGCGTAAACTCCGTTTGCGATGAGCGTTCCGGAAATCAGGTTGTAGGTCGCTGAGTGACCCACCGGATTTGTTGCATCCGAACCAACGCCCAACATGAGCGTATGATATTCATCAGCCTTTGCGTAGACTGAGAAAGTGTGTGGTACTGTTGATGTTGTAGCCGGTCTTTGGAAGATGCCGTGGGTATTTGAGCTTACACCAGTTCCGATGAGTTTCAGTGCGTTGTTCCCACCATCCGGTGAAGGATAGAAGATTGGAGCATATGCATATTGGGCTGTAGCGGTGGTACTGTTGGCAAAGGCTTCGTTGACATTTCCCGGCACAACCTGCGCCTTGTACAGAATCACATCGGAGTTGGCTACGGCTACATGAGAAGGTGCGCGACCATTCACGATACTATTGCCAGTGAAAGATATGGTCAAACCGGCTGCGCCGGAAGTCAGATTCGAAGTGGCTGTCATTATCAAATCGTAGACACCATTACCTACGCTAATAATGCTTGGAGTACAGTTGAAGGAGTTTTCAATTGCTCCGGTGGTGACGTTGAAGTTGGCAAATGAGTTTGGGAAGTTTGATCCACTACCAGAAAGCTGAATGATGGATTGAGCATTTGCGCCAGTTCCTTTCTTGACACGCACACTACTTGTATATTCTGTTCCGGAGTATGATTGAAAACCGGCACTGGCAATCATGTGTTGCGATGAACCCACTGTTGCGGTAAACACATTTGCGCCGGGAGAGCCGGTGACAGATCCGCCTGTTTTTGTCCAGTTAGACAGTGAGAAATCTTCAGACGATTGCACCAAACTTGCCTTGATGTTTGCAGATAGAGCGGTCCAATAGATGTAGAAGTCTTCCGAAGAAACAAGAAGATTCTTACTGGACGTATTCGCCATGTAGGACGAAAGTGGTCCTTCTTCAAACTGCGCACCCCAAATGTACATGTATTTGGTAGGGTCGCCAGTGTACGTGGCTTGTCCATCGGCTGTATTGATGTACAGGTTAGGGTTCAAGCTATTCGTTACTGATGTAAACGTGACAGAGCAACGATACCACCCGTTTCCAACATTGGCGATTGCGGCTGTGTGGAGAGAGTTTGCCGTTGCGACGGTTCCGCCTGCAATATTGAACCATGTTCTTACACCACCATCAGGACTCAAGGAAATGAAATCTCTATTTCCTTGCTTCACATAGTAACTCAGCGTGTACACTTTACCGGGAATGAATGCGACTATGTTTGGCGACCGGTTCAGAATGTGGTTGTTATTAACAGAGGTTTCTGAAAGCTTGGCTGCGGTGTATGAACCATCCGGAGCGGTGGTTTCCGGAGTGTCCGGAATGAGTGTTGTCGATCCTCCTGCGGTTGACCAATTGGCACCAACGAAATTATCTGAGGATGGAATGATGTTCTTATTCGTCCATGAACAGAACTGCCAGTCGAAACGCGGCAGTCCGTAATTGGTTTCGATGAATGGTGAAGCAGAAGCACCTGCCTCAATTTGTACACCCCAAACATACACACTGGATATATCGTCGCCAGTATAGGTGAAGTTGAGTGCGTCGGTTACTTGCTGTGCCAGAGAAAAGAAAGCACTGGATACGCCCGATGATTGAGCGACCCAAGAAACCACGCAGCGATACCAACCATCACCAACATCCGTAATAGAGGCAGTGGCAGAACCGGTTCCATTGACGCTTGTGGCTGTTCCGTTTTGAAGGTCGAACACTCCACCAGATGATCCGCTGACAGCAAAGTTTCCATATATCTGAAAGAATCGACTACCGACACCCGCTTTAGCATAAGCAGAATATGTGTAGGTGTTGCCACCGACAACAGTGACAACAGCAGCACTTGTCACCAATTGATGAACAGATGAAACGCTACTCTCTGTGATCAGACAGGCTGACAGAGAACCATTTGGCGCAGGAAAATTCTCACCCAAATAAACGTTGTTTTTCTGCCATACGTTATTGTCACCAAACCTTTGATATGCTCCTGACAAAATTTGATTTGGATTGGTCGTTGAATACTTCAACAGACCGTCTTGCCCAATATAGCTGCCGTTGGATGGACGAGTGAAGATGATCTGATCCATCGCGCTGCCCTTACCAAACCCCTTTACGTATCCAATGTTGTTGGAGAAGTCAAGGTCGATGGTGGCTCCCGGCAGAATGCCGATATCCTTGTATTCGCCTTCTGTGATTGGAAGCGTTCTGAGCTTCTTGCGCAGATTCGGACCACGCGAAAGGGCTGATCCTTGCACAGCAAGGTCAGTCGTCATGCGATTCAGCCCATGGGATAGCTTTTCACTCATGGTGAGTTAGACTCTTAGTAGTCTTCAGCCATCGCAACAAACGTCATCGACCTACCGGCTGTGATAGCGACCTGAGAATTGGCTCTCAGCACATAGCCTGCGGGAAGTGGCAGCACGCGCTTTCCGTTCGCATCGTATGGAAGCGAAGGGAATAGAGTACCACCGAGAAGATCAGTGGTTGCGGTAGTACCGTTGTTACCGGCAGCAACCGCAACTTGCGTAGAGCCGATGTAGATATCCTGTGCGCCATCGTGAACATAGATGTTGACAGTTCTTGCGGCTGTGTCGGTGGAAACGGCATGAAGTGACTTCACAACAGAATCATTCGTTCCAGCCGTGAATACGTTCACGATGCCAGTGCCGTTGGCATTGACGAGAACATTGGCTGTCAGCTTGAAATTCTGCGTGAAATAGAGGTTAGTTGACTTTGGCATGTTAGTATCCCGTTAAAATTAGATTGGTGAGGGTTTGAAGAGGAACGGTGTTTGCATCAGCCCCGGTTGTTCCCTGAATACCTTGTGCACCCGATCCTGTGGTTCCCTGCAAACCAAAGGATCCCTGAATACCGGTTAAACCCTGAATGCCCGTGGTTCCTTGAATGCCTTGTGCACCAGTGATACCTTGCAGTCCACTGAAACCCTGAATGCCCGTTGCTCCTTGAGAGCCTGTGATGCCTTGAGAGCCTGTGATGCCTTGTAGTCCAACAGAACCCTGTGTGCCTGTGGCTCCTTGAATACCGGTCGATCCTTGAGTTCCGATGGCTCCCTGCGATCCTGTCGATCCCTGAGTACCTGTCGAACCCTGAATACCAGTGAGTCCCTGTGTTCCGATGATGCCTTGCGTTCCGTCAGAACCTTGAATGCCTGTCGATCCCTGAGTACCGGTGGCACCCTGAACACCCGCACCCGTGACACCCTGAACACCATAGAATCCCTGAATACCGGTCGCGCCTTGCGATCCCGAACCCGTTGCACCCTGAAGTCCCTGAAGTCCTGTGGCACCCTGTACACCGTCGATGATGCCGATGGAAGTGAAGATACGAGCTTCGACCGTATCACCTTCGTCGGGAGCGACCACAAAGTTAAGGGTATTCCCCGAGAGTGTGTAATGAGTATTAGGAACCTGAACGACACCGTTGAGGGTGACGATGATAAAGTCAGTTCCGTAAGGACGATGGCTCAGAACATAGGAAGACTCAGCTACGCCTGCGACAAACGTATCGCTGATGATGGTAGTGTTACCATCCGTACCGTCCGATCCCGGCACGCCTGCGCGAATGTTGATGGTTCCTAGGGACGATACCGGGGATACCTCAACCTTGCCGACGCGATTCTGAGACTTGATTTCAACCTTCATTACCTAGTGACCTGTGGCGTAATCGTGACAATGCCTTCGATGACGCGAATGGTCACGTTGGAACTGTCTGTCATTTTGAGGTCGTAGAGATACCGTCCCGGCTTGATGTTGGCTGTGTTGGCTGCGGGAATGGAGAGGCGAACCAATCCGTTTGCGGCGTCTTCTTTCGTGACCGTGATGATGGCTGTCGCGTTGACCGAGTAATAGGACTTACGAATTTCAGCCGAAAACGTACTGTCGGTGATGTTGATCACCGAGTTGTCGTCGTTCGTTAGATTGATGGTAGACGAAAATGTTGCGCCTTGATCAATGGTGAGTTCTGCATACATGTGGAACGTTCCTCTGAGGATTCCAGTTATTTAGGCGTAAGGGATTACGTACCACCTTCGACGGTCGCGGTTGCCACTATGTAGCAATTGACATTGGCTACAGTAACGTTATCACTGCGTCTGCGGAACTCCAACCAACCCGTCGCAGTAGAATCTGCTTGTCCTAATCCAGTCTTTTTCGCATAGCAACCCCAAGACAAATCGTTTGAGACTTGATGCCATGTGTTTGCGGTATTGCCAAGAAGTGTGGTGTTGCCCGTGGCTGCAATTCTGGTAAATCGAACATCAAAGTTCGATGTAATCGTGGAGTCTGACGAAGAAAACAATCTTTTCAGCCATGTCTGATAATATCCAGAAGACCCATTGGCTGTGGCGTACACGAATGAACTAGCCTCGGCTGAACCCGGATCAAATCCCATCGCATCAGCAAAATATTCAAATGCAGTCTTTCCCGTAGGGTAGGTATTTCCTTTGAATCCCATCTCATCGGCACCCAAGAAATCTCTTATCTTGATGGTTCCGGAGGCTGGAATGAATCCATTATACCCCACGGCTGTTGGACTGGTCACATAGCTGCCACCGCGTAGAAATGCTCTCAGATTATTAGCGGTCGAGTTGGTATACCACGTTAGCCTAACCTGCCCGGCTGCGCCGTCGCCACCCGTAGTGATGGTGGAGTTAGCAGGACCGCCACCACCACCGGGCGCGGTGCCGTCGAGAGTCGGCGCACCACCTGCGCCGCCACTGGATCCTGCACCTCCGGATGACACGTTACCGTTCGCACCGGCTGTGTTGACAACATTCAGTTCCATGTATGAGTGTATGGTTGAATTAACACCTCCCGCCAAACCAGAATCCGTTTTTCCACCGCTGCCACCGTCTGCGGTCAGTGTGGCGCTACCATAACCCGGAACACTGTTGGCAGAAGAAAATCCACCAGAGGAACCATTGGCACTAGAAGCACCACCTGCGCCACCCGTACCGACTTTATATCCGATTGAGGTTGTGCCGGGAATAACAGGCACAGTGACACTGAGATAAGCACCACCGCCGCCACCATACTCTGAAAAGATAGCATTGTAGCCGCGACCACCGCCACCGCCACCCCACAATTCGATCTTACACCAGACAGCATCCGAAGGAGCGGTCGAATATCCAGTAGCCCCGGAAGTGGTGTATGTGTCCGTGCGCGAGACACCACCATAGGTGTACGCATCCCTGATATCAGAGAGGAAGATCGTCCCCGAATTAGCAATACCGCGACCCATGATTACTTCCCTTCAAGAACTTTGATACGTTCGCTCAGTTCCTTGATGGCTTCTAGCAGGACAGGAACCAGTCGGTCGTAGGACACGCGGAGATATCCGGCGCTGTCTTCGTGCACGGCTTCTGGCAATACAGCCAGAACTTCCTGTGCGATCACACCGATTTCATTACCCGTGGTGTTCTCATAGCCAATTTCAAGTGCAAGATCGTTCCAACGATACTTGATCGTGTGAATCTTCTCTAGTGTGTCAACGGCATTCTCGACGTTTCCAACAATGTTCTTGAGTCGAATATCGGACGTTGCAGCGAAGTCGGTCGCATACACAATTCCGGCATTCATGTAGACCACGCCGTTGTTGATGTATGGAGTGTAGTTAGCACCGGCAGACTGAACACCGACTAGCTGCCAGTTTCCACCCGTGCTTGTGGTCGCGTTAATTGCGGTCGAAGGACCGGTGGAACCTTGCGTTCCTTGGCGACCCTGCAAACCCTGAATGCCCTGTAGACCAGTGATACCCTGTGCGCCAGTGGTTCCTTGAGTACCGGTTGCGCCCTGCGTACCCGTAGCACCCTGCGTTCCGGCACCCGTGGTACCTTGCAGACCTAGCGTACCCTGAGAACCGGTAAAGCCTTGCAGCCCTTGAATACCCTGAATGCCTGTGGTACCCTGAGAACCGGTTGCACCTTGCGTACCCGCGCCTGTGATACCTTGCAGACCTGTCGAACCTTGAATACCGGTCGCGCCCTGCGTACCGATACCAGACGTTCCTTGTGCGCCAGTAGTACCTTGCGTGCCTGCACCAGTGAGTCCCTGAATACCGGTGGCTCCCTGTGTACCTGTGCCGGTCGTACCTTGAATACCTGTCGAACCCGTGGTGCCTTGGCGACCCTGAATACCTTGAATACCCTGAATACCTTGTGCACCGTCCGAACCGATGAAGCCGTTGATACCCTGTGCACCGGTTGCACCCTGAATACCCTGTGGTCCGAGCAATGCAGGATTAGAGTTATCGACGGCGAACGAAATGTTTGCGTTACCGTTGATGCCTGCGCCCACCGTGACGAGAACCGTCGCAGTGTTGTTGAAGTTGATGCCGTTTGCCTTCGCAATGGTCGAGCCGGTGTTGGCTGAGACACGTACCGTGTTGGCTGCACTGTTCGAAGATACGAGTGCGGCAATCGCGTTGATGTTCGCAGCGTTGACGAGCAAGGCGGATGCGACGTTGCCGGTATCGGTCGAGTAGACAGTCTGGACGTTGGCACTGGTGATCAGTGTTGAATACGTGCCTAGATCGTTTGCAGTTGCTCGCCACGTATTAGAGGTAGTGGAGAATGCAATCTGAGCGTTACCGTTTGTCGTGCCTTGGAACACACCGAACGAACCGTCGCCGCGAGTCGTCTGAGCAACGCGCAGTCTGTAGGATGAAGAGTCCGATTCGGATGGTGCAGAGATTGGATCCTTTACCGTGAGGCTTGTGACTTCCAGAGTCGCGATGTTTGCAAGAATAACGTTTGCTCTGGTAGTGACATTCAGCAAGCCAATCGATGCGTTAGTGGTGACACTGTTCGCAGTCGATACGTTAGCAAAGTTGGCTGTTGCACCCGCAGCCGCGACGTTCAGAGTTGCAACGTTTGCGGTGACGATGTTGGCGAGGACTGCGTTTGCGCGAGTTGTGACGTTCAGCGTGCCGATGGATGCGTTGGTCGTCGTCGTGTTTGCGAGCGTGACGTTCGCAAAGTTAGCGGTTGCACCGGCTGCGGCGACGTTCAGTGTCGCGACATTGGCTGTGACAACGTTGGCGAGAACCGCATTCGCAGCAGTGGTGACAACCAATGTGCCGATAGAAGCATTGGTCGTGATCGTGTTTGCGAGTGTGACGTTGGCGAAGTTCGCGACGGAACCCGTGGCTGCGACGTTCAGTGTGGTGACGTTGGCTACGGTAGCGACGAACTTGGTATAGACGTTCATGACCGATGCAACGGCATTGGTCGTATTAGAGTTAGAAGTAAAGACGTTGGCGAAGTTCGCGGTTGCGCCGGTCGTGTTCGCGTGGAGCGTCAGAACGTTCTGAGTGGTCGTGTTGGCTAGTGTGATGCGAGCGTTGCCAATTGTAGCTACGTTGGATACCTGAATGTTGCCGGTGATGTAGACGTTGGAACTGTTAGCCACCGAACGAACGACAAACACGTTGGCTACGTTCATGATCACGTTGCCGTTGGCATAGGTTCCAGAAGTTTCGATGAATCCGGATGCGTTGACGTTGGCTAGCGACGAGAATGTGTTGTTGTAGAGGAAGCGAGTACGAGTGTTGCCGTTGGCATGAATCGTGCCGTCGCCTGCGCGGAACTTGATATCCAGAGAGTCAGAGTACAGGTAGGCTGCACCACCGTCCTGTTCGAAGTTCTTAAGCGAAACCTTACCCGATACGCGAGCGTCAGCCGTAACGTCCAACATCGTGCCGGTGGCGTTGGCTAGAACCAGTTTACCTACGGTGAAGGTGACGTTTCCGACTGGCTTGGTGAATTCACCACGCGCAATTTCATTAACGTCGTTCGCCATTAGGTTGTCACGGATTCTCCAAACCTCAAAGGTATTGGTAGTTTGGATGATCGTGCTGTTTGATACATTAGCCATTTGTTATCTTCTCTGTGTCAGGAGTTGTCCCAACAGTTCCTTGATTTCGGAAATGTCGTTCTTGATGGTATTTATCTCTTCCTCTTGAGCCTTTCGCTTACGAAGAGCTTCCATCTTCTGCTCATGGGTTCTGAGTTGTGAACGGTCGGTGTTCAGGATGGCGAAGTTTCCGGCATCCCGAATGAGTCGCTCATTTTCCCGCACTTTGAGTTTCATGTTCATCAGCCTTCCGGAGTAGCAATGATTCTCAAGTTCTGTACCCAAGGCGCAACAGTGGTATCGACTGCGGTGAGGCAGACCTTGACTGCGAAGTATTTGAACTTGCCGCCGATTGGATACTGAATACCGTTTTCCATGTACTTGAGTTCATTCTCAAGGAGGTCTGGACGGAACTGCAATTCGATGACCTGACGAGCATCCTTGGACTTCTTATCCACCACCTTGTTCATGAGAACCCAAGACTTGTCGGCAAAACGCTCTGGATCTTCGGATCCTAGCACCTTGTAGTAGCAATGAACGTCAGTTCCGTTAGGACGGACAACATCCATGAACACGCGAAGGTCGCCTGCTTCGAAGCCATCTTCCAGTGCGATCTGGCGAGTGAGGTAGCGGCAGAGGATGTTTCCGCCACGCTTGCCGTCTTCGCCCTGTGCAACAGCAGCGGCTCGGATCATGCCGGAAGCGGCATTGCCGATAGCCACGTTGAGTCTTGGCGTCTTGATGTAGCCGGAACCTTCCGAGGTCATGACGATGTAGTTGACCGTGTTGGATGCATCCGTGTTTGCGACTGCAAAGCCTTCTGCGCCCGTACCGAACTCATTGGCTGCGACCGAGACATAGTAGAAGCCGACGTTGAAGTTGTTGGCTAGGTAAGTCTCACGGAACAACTGAGCGATGTTGTTCTGAGTGTTATTAGCACCACCGAACACCACGTTGCCCGAGGTCGAAACTGCGTTGTAGCCTGCACCCGGATTGGTGATCGAAATGACGGTATTGGAGATACCTGCATTGTTGATGGCATGGTCAGCCGGAACAACCGCAAGGGTTTCCAGATTGAAGATAGGCGAAACGTCCGTATCCGAAGTGGCGAACTCTGCAAGCACCTGAACACTGTTCGCATTACCCGTCAGGAGTGTGCGAGCGTTGTTGAAGTTAGCCGAGGTTTCCTTGTTCGAAGCGTCCATCAGGTCGCCATACTTGAAGATGGTCTGTGGCTTGATAGCCACGTAGTTGTCAAAGGCAGCGTTAGCCTTGAAGACACCCTTTACCTTGAAGTCGATATCGGACACAGGGAAGGAGAGCTTGTCTGCGTTGATGAACATACGATCTACGTTCATGTCGAAGGTAGGCACTTCCTTGATCTGGAACGATGCTGAACCGGTCGAAGAGAACTTCGCCTTGTTGATGACGAACATGAGGTCTTCGTTCTGATACGGAGTCCATGTCGTCGCGTTCTGGCTACGGAAGAACGATCCGGCGTATGGCTGCTCGGAGATTCTCTGAGGAGGATCTGCGCCTAGCACGTTGCCGCCGAGTTCTGCAATGTAGCACTCGTACTCAGGCGAGTCAGAGACTACGAGCAATGCGTATTCAGTATCCGGTGCAAGAAACACAGGGTCACGGAAGGTGAACTTCGTGATCGTGTTTGGATCGTCGTAGGAAGGAGAGGTCGAAATCTTAACGTCCTTACACTTGACCGTGGCTTCTGCAAGATAGTTCTGCGTAGGATAGCCGTTGACCACTTCTGCGATCTTGACCTGTACAGGCAACTGCAACGATGCGCGTGCGACCGATGGCTTTGCTCCGAAGAACAATTCCACAGAGGTCACGAACACACCGTAGGACACCTTGTTGGTGTCTGGCTTTGGAGTCCAGAAGGTCTGTGCAATCGGGTCGCGGGATGGGCGACGAGGAATTAGAGATACCGGCGTGCGAACAACCGGCGCAGCCACAGGCGCAGGCGAAACTGGACGCTGCGTTGGTGGTGGCGGAACAACCGGATTGTTAGGTGGCGTTTCAGGCAGCGGACGCATGATAGGAGTGAGGTTGACACGCTGACTAGAATTGCGCAACCCACCCGAAGAGAATCGTGCGGAAGCCTTCATCGTGAAGTCATCAGAGTCCAGACTATCTACGTCGGTGATGGTCAGCAGACGCTCGCCCGTGCGGAACTTGAAGTTAGGCTCTTCTGGAACGTTGAGAATACCGTTGAGGGATCCGTTCTCATCGACGTAGAGGTTGCCGATGGAATACTTCGTGTTCGAAGAAGGGTCAACCGAGAATGCGGAAGAAACGGTCACACGCTTGCCCGATACAGCCGTGACGCGGCGGAACTGTCCGAGTCCCGTTCCGGAGGTCAGATACATGACGTTACCGACTGCATTGGTGTTGGCTGTTGCGTTCAGATAGACGTACTGCCCACCGCCTTCGATGGTGTTGGCTGTTGCATTAGCCACGACACCCGAAGAGTGTTCATAGAGAACCACAGCCACGTTCTTCGACGCCGTGGTTACAGAAACGATGCGGTTGTTGGAAGCAATGTCTACGAGCTTGACACCCGAAACGCGGAACTCAGGAGTCGAAGTGTTCGAAGCATTCCAGAGGGTTGCGCGAATGTTAGCCGCAGAGGAGTTGGTGTTCATTCTGCCGTTGATTGGGCTGATGGCTAGAGAACCGGTTCCTGAATCGTAGTATTCAACCTTACCGGTGAACACTGCGTTGTTGAATTCTGCTCGTCCGGTCGTGGACTGATAGACCAAATCGCCGGGATTGAAGTGCAGCGAACTCAGTGCCACGTTCATCTGTGCAAGGTTAGCATTGATGAAGTTCTCAGACACGTAGAGGATGTTCTCACCCGAAGAGCCGATGACCTTCATGAACGTCTTCGTGTTGGCATTGATCACACCTTCGTTCATCGTGAAAATGTCAGACGTATTAGAACTGACTTCGCGAGTGACGGAAGCTGAGAAGGTGGTGATGCCGGTGTTCTTTTCGATGTAGACGTTGGCTGAACTGTCGAAGTTGCCGCTCATCGCGAAGATGACCAACTGCCCGGTCGCTGAGTTGTAGGACTTGACGTTTGCGGAGAAGGTTGGGGCTACGTTCGAACTACCCTGATAGAAGTAGTCCGACGATGCGGCTGTGTACGATGTGTTAGGAACGACAGTCAGAATCTTCTCGGAGTTGAGAATGATCTTGTTGCCCTTCTGTGTGAAGCCATTCATCGCCACTTCATCGAAGAAGATGCGAGCTAGCTTCTGAGGACGCAGATTGTTTGCATCAAAGGCAATGTCCTGTTTCCGCATGTACGGAATCAGGGTTGAATCACCTAGAACTGTTGCTTGTGTTACGTCAGCCATTTAGAGAATACCTTGTGCGTTAATCATTTATTTATCATCTAAAAGTCACGAATTCCAGCGATCCCATCTTCGTAGAAAGGCTGAATCCACCACCACTCGACGCAGTGACCGGTGCTGTATAGACTGGCAGCGGCGAACTTGGTGCCGGTGGAATTGGCGCAGGCGTCTTCACCGTGAGGGTTGGGAACAGCAGTCGGATACTGTCGAAGGTGCTTCTGGTCGTCGTGGTGGTGAGTTTAGGCACCGTGAACGACAGCGATGGAATCAATGGCGACTGAGAAACCGTGGCAACCGGCGTGTTGAACGTCGTGTTAGCCGCAGGAGGATCGACACCCGGAGTGGTTGTAATCACACTGGTTGCGTTGGAGGTTGGCGTAGGAACCTGTGGCTGTGGCACTGGCTCACGCACTCTTTCAGCCGCACGCTCGGAGTTGTAGATTTCGCGAATGCGGTCATCAACTTCTGGCGCACGCAGAACATCAGGCTTGAGGGTTTCGGATACCCAAAAGTCCATTTCCGGAGACAGTGTGCAGTCACCAATGAACTGTGCGAAGAGGAACGGCTGAACCGAAACGAGCTTGTTGGAAGTCACAGTCTGTGCAACCATAGGCTCTTCGGTGAAGTTCAGCGTCACTGTACGCTCATTCATCTTAAGGTTAGTGGTGTTCAGCAGCTTCATGCCGAAAGGAACGTTGCCCACGTATGGACCCATTTCACCTTCTTCCATCGAAACGTTGAAGTCCTGATCCTTGTAGTCAGCGATGTTGAAGTTCTTGAAGCCTTCACCGATGATGCCGTACTTAGCCTTGTCGGTGCCGTCTTCATACTTCGTAGAGTCGCCCATGGCTAGCCCTTCGATGTTGTTCAGCGAAGTGTAGTATTCCAGAGACTCAACGCGCTTGTCGATTCGCGAGATATCCTTCATGGTGTATCTGCGGTTCTCGTTGTACTTCAAGCGAATGTCTTCGGTCGAGGATACGAACGGAGCGAGATAGATCGTGTAAAGAGTCATCGCATCTTCTGTGTCATCCGGTGGGATTGGCGCAGGCGAAGAGACACCCTTGAGAATGCGGAATTCCTTGTGCTTCGAAAGAACGAGCTTGTCGATACGTGGGAGATAGTAGTCGAAGCTCAATTCGGTCGAACTGTTTGGATCCGGCAGAATGCCCGTATCGATGGTTCCGTCCGAAACGCCGATGCGACGGGTTGGGCGGAAGTCGAGGCAGTCACGCAGGAAGTATGCACCCGAGGATTCGGAGAAGTAGACTGGAATCTGCCCATCCTCATACACGGTCGTATCATACGAGTCCACGGAGAAGTAAGTGGAGTTAGCAGGATAACTGTGCTGATAGAAGTCAACGTGTATCGTCAACCTTGCATTCGGCGTAGGGTATCCCTGCTTGAGCGTGATCTTGGCGTGTTCATACATTTCCTCAGTCTGTCCGAGGTCGATGGCAAAGTGGTCAGTAATGTCCTGACTGTTTGTTGCATCTGCAACATGCGTGGTGTTGCCCTTGAGAATTGCACGGACGTTGACCACATCAGGCACATAGAGGCTGATGGAATCGCCGGGGAAGATCTTAGTGACAGATGGTTCCGTGATGAAGATCAGTCCGTTTGCGACGTTGATCTTAGCCACGTTGCCCACGTTAGGGACTGCAACCGTGTAGTCGGTGTTTACGCCGCTGTCCGTTGGATAGTTGAACGGCGCAGTGGTGAGCAATGGATTCGAACGCAGGGTCTTCGTGCGCTTACGCAGATGCGCATCGTTCTGCTTGACGAGAACATATGCATCGATTCTGGTAATCGTGGATGGAAGAGTGACCGTAACTGCACCACCCAAGCCGGGAGTGACCGCGACTTCGCCAGTGTTCAGCTTGAGAACCGTTCCGTTGGCAATTGCACCGCCCGAGGTTTCACGAACCACAACGATCAGGTTGTCTTCGATGTTCGAATTGGTGACAGACCATGGAATCGATTCGTGCGCTTCAACCGTCAACGTGAAGATACCGCCTGCGCCAGTGGATTGCATGTACTTGATGTTGTTGTAATCAACATTAGTCAACGATCCGCGCTTGACGGTGTTCTGTGGCAGACGGAAGATAACCCGCTTGTCAGAAGCTTCGAAGAGTTCCGTGGAGCCGTCGATCAGCAAGGACTGGATTGCGATGTTCGCATGGGCATTAGCCTTACCGAACGTGGCGTTAGGCTTGACCCAAGACTTGAGGTTGTTGATGCCGAAGTTCAACTGGACAACGGTGTTGTTCGCAGGAACGGCATTGTCGTCCCATGGTCGATCAATCGTTGCAACCTGAGTCGAACCCACGTAGGATGTGATCTTACGCGACTGGTTGGTGACGTTCGAAGAGTACGTGTTCTGTAGAAGAATCTGCACGTTGGCGTTTGGCGAGCCGCCCACAACCGTCTTCGTGAACGCTGAGTTGACGTAGAGGTAGTTTGTAGCCACGTTGACAACTTCACGAACTTCGTCAGCCACGCGAATGACCTGTCCTACCTGCACCGAGGCAAGAGTGGATTCCGCATTGACGCGAGTGGAGTTGATGAAGACGTTGGCTGCGTTGACAGCCGCAACAGGAGTGAGTGTAACAGGCAGAACGGTGATCGTGGTGTTCTGGTATACGTTGTCCTTCTGGCTTGATAATGGCGGCAACTTCACAGTGGTCGAGGTCGAACCGGTAGGAATGACAAGCACTCTTGGCTTGATGTTGATATCGGTGAAGTGGAAGTCGAAGACACCGTTGGAGTCTACGTTGGCTACGCCGTCCTGCGCTGCGATATCGCGGCGAATAGCACGAATCTTGGCTGTACCGATCTTCGTGTTGGCGTAGAAGGACGAGTTCGCACCGGCTGAGACACCAATGTTGACGTTGGCAACGTCGGTGCAGTGGAGGTCTACCGTGTCAAGTCCGGTGGTGTTGATGAACGTTGCGGCGTTCGAACCCCATACGTTCTTGAACTTAAGGTAATTGCCATAAGAAGTATCGAAGTCAATGTCCACAAGCGAACGAGTATCGATACCGTCCGTGCGTGGCTTGGGAGCTTCCATCTTGACCGTGCCGATGGTTTCAAATTCGAAGCCCTTGACGTAAGCCTTGCCCGGTTCGATGTTGATGATGTAGTTGTTTGCGTTCTGCGATTCGCCCACGGAAGCGCGGAAAGGAATGACGGTGTAATCGCCCGACTCATCGAACGTTCTACGTGCGAGTGTCTTTTCGATTTCCGAGTAGATTGGATACTTGACTTGCTTCGTGATTGCGCCGTTCTCGACTCGCATGAGTTCGAAGAACTTGGATTCGTCAACTGCGGTGTCCAGAGGGCGAGTGGAGAGCGTCAGTCCGAACTGGTAGCGGTCTGCACCCGGAGCCTGATAGTTGAACGAGTCCTGTGCAGGATCCAACAGAGTTGCGTCGATAGCGTAGTCTACGATTTCGTCGGTGACTTCAAGACCGATCTTGACGTTTGCGTTCTGAGAGTAAGCAGCGACCACAGCCGTCTGTGGATTGACCGTGACGAAATAGCCGTCAACGTAGAAGATACCGTCGTTGATCGATGCGACCGTTCCCTTGCCCGACGCAGCCGAAGCGATCAGCTTGGCGCGAGTGGTGGTTCCTGCGACCTTGAATACGTCGCCGTCCGAGAAATCCACACCCGAAAGATACTTGATCAACAGGGTTGGCGTACCGCCCGATGGGTAGTACGATGCGAGAACCTTAGCCTGTACCAGAGAGTCAGAGTCGCGAAGAATGACCTTACCCACGAATAGGTCAAGCTCAACGTCTTCGTTGTTGTAGGTTTCGTCTAGCTTGATGTACGTAACAGAGTTGTCTAGGGCTAGATTGCCGCCAATGACAGGCGAACCATCCTGAAAGATGTGGTCGCCAAAGGCTTTGATCTGGTTCTGTAGAATAGACTGAATCTGAGTCAGTTCGCGTGCCTGAACTGAGAACCCCGGCTTGAACAGGATCTTCAGATAGTTGTTGTCTTTCGCGTTCTGCTGAAAGTCGTCGTTATACGGTTCTACGTTGAATTCCATTGCTTACTCTCTTAGAATGATAGAACGAGCCGAATTTGCTCGGTCTGGTCTGCGTCACGAACGATTTTCGCTCTGTTCTCAATATATAGGAGGTCGCCACTAAACAGCCCGATATCGGGTCCGGTTTCACCTAGAACAGTCGCGGTTGCGGCTGAAGTTGCGCCCGTCAGGGTCGAACCCACCGTCACATTGCCCGACAAGTTGTTTACGTACAACTCGTTGGTGGATGCGTTCCATGTAACCACGGTGCCGGTGAAGGTTGCGTCGTTAGGACCGGTTCCGATGTACACGGTTTCGTCGTTCGAATAGTTCGAAGTGCCGGGATCCGTCAGGCTCAACTTAGTGGTCGAGCGATAGACAGAGCCGTTGGCATAGACACCATTGGCTAGCAATGGGTCACGAATTAGAGATATCTGGCGGAAGTCGAACGGAACTACGTCCGTGCCGACAGGGATGGTGTCGCTTTCGGTGCCTTCGAAGCTTACGGCTGTCATGACCGAGTAGCATCCGAGTTCCTTGATAGGGTTGGATCCATGTCCACCGGGAGGGCTGATCATGGCTTGGAAGATGGCTGCGTTGCCGTTCGACAATTGGTTAGGGTCTACAGCCACGACATTCGCGGAAGTGTATCCGGTGCCGCCGTTCAGAATATTCAGGTCGGTGATAACACCGGAAGAGATATTCGCAGTGACCACAGCCCCTTCGCCGTCGCCCGTGACCGTGATGATCGACAGGGAGGCTGAGTTGCCCGATTCGCCATTGTCGAGGAAGTAGCCTGTGCCGCCGTCTTCGATCATGATGATATCAAGGCGTCCGTCTGTTGCGCCTGCAACCACCGAGTTGTCCTTGATGACCGGCATCCAGTTGTTTGTGAAGAACTTCTGCTTCAAGCCGTAAGGAATCGTGTACAGGTATTTCCACTTATAGCCGTCAGCCGTGAGAATGTATGGATTCTCAGGAAGCTGCCCGTCAATGTCGATGGTCGGCTCCGTGGTAGAAGGAATGCCCACGCCCGTATCGGATCCATTGTGCAGGCACTTGAAGACCTGATCCTTGGAGTTACGGCAGTAGAAGTTGTTGGCAAAGTGTGGATAGGTGTTGTCGATTCGGACGATGGTTCCGTTCAACACAGAATAGGTAAAGGCAGTGTTGACCACCAGATGCGTCGTATTGACACCGACAACCTGCTTAGTCTCTGCGTTGAGTGTGATCGTGTTACCGACAGAGATTACGCCTGTCCATGTGGCAGTATTAGCCACGATTAGATTGCCGGTGGCATTGGCTGTGCCAGTGACCGTCAGCTTGTCCTCATGGGAGAATAGCTCAACGTCGTCGTGGTATTCGTCATAGGTCGTTCCTGTTACCCAATCGATGCGAGGAACCACCAGTGCGGTATCGGCTGCCGCGACTCTTTTCAGTGCGATCATGTCGCGCCAGACCTGATTACGATAGTCCGTGGTGTAGCGAACATCCTCAATCTCGTTTGCGGTTTCGGTGTCGTCTGCTCCCCAACGAATAGGGCGACCAATGCAGAGGTACGTGTTCGCATAGGTAGGGAACACGTTCGCTTTGATGATTTCCACAATCTCAAACTTGAGAAGTGGAGTGATGGCTGATTTGCTCATTATTCCGTTACCTTGATGATTTCATAGGTCGTTTCGGTGTAGACTGGAACCACCTGATAGACCAGACCGGTGTTCGACGTATTGGCAGTGTTATTTAGGGAGACTACATTACCGGATACGGCTGTGACCGAATAGAGTTCGATATTTCCGACATTGATTCGAACCACATCGCCGGTCGCGATAAAATCCGAAACCGAGTTAGTGTTGCCGCTGATCTGTAGCAGGTTATTGCCACTGTTGGTGGACGCCTTGCCCTGTCCAATCATGACAAAGTTGGACTCTACGTTCAGGCTCGTCGGAGAGGTGATGAACTTGATGATCTTAGCCTGACTGCGCAGCGGCGCGATAGGATCTGCGATTAGAAGTATGTCGCCCACGGCTGCGGTCAATGTGAAGAGGCTGTTCGCGCCCGTGACCACCACGTTGTAGGAGTTGGACACCGTGACCGTCGCATTGGCATTGACATACGGAATGGTCGAGACAACCGAAACCGGTGTGATCGATTCCGTAAGCTCGGACTTGGAGATTGTACGCCCAAGCATGACCATGCCGATTGGGTGGACGATATCCTTCATGGAATTAGAGTAATCCGACAGCGACTTCTCAGACTCAATGACGTAGGAGTAGTTGTGATACTGCTTGCTGTCCTGTAGTTTCTTGTCCGAAGACAGGAAGCCGTCCGTGTTCAGATAGAATCCGGTAAACTTGATCAGACCGTTGTAGAACTCTGCGTATCCCTTAGCCTTGCCATTGCCGTAGAACCATGGATTGTCCAAGCCGACCGCACGGATTTCCGCAGGGTAGGAGGAAGGAGCCGGAACCTTGGCTGCCTGATCGACAAAGAATGTGACACCACCTTCGGAAGTGAATTGCAGAGACTTGTTGAAGCTGCCGAAGCTATTGCCCGAATAGTTGAACAGGCGTAGCAGGCGAGTCGAACGGTTGTAGGACTTGATGATGCCTTGGAAGGTTGCAGTCTCAAGGGTTGGTCCCTGATAGACACGCTCGCCTTCGGAAAGGGATTCTGCTTCCAGAATTCCGTCGATGATCATGTCCACAACCTTGAACGAAACGATAGGCGTATCGATGTAGTCGAATCCACGGCTGATCATGCGAACGTCCTTGACGCGCCCGATTGCACCCGTTTCGACACCCACTTCGACACCTTCTCCGAAGCCATAGGCTGAGAGTGATGCATTAGCACCACCGGAAGTGGTGACGGAAACCGACTTGGCGTTGTAGTAGCCTTCACCACGGTTGATGATGGTGGCTGCGACGATGGCACCGTTAGCCCCGACCGTGACGTTACCGGTGAATCCATAGCCCGATCCGATGACGGTGAGTGCGTCACCGTTGGCATAGCCGGTGCCGGGGTTATCGATGTAGATGTGCGCAATCTGTCCGGTCGCAGAGAGCAACTGGCGAGAGTTTGCATAGTCCTGCGTGCCATACTCATACGCTTCTGAGAGATACGTATCGTGATAGGACTCAGTTCTGATCACAGGCGTCGAACGGAAGCCATAGCCACCGTTGAGAATATTGTAGAGAGCTACGCCACCCGTTTCGATGCGTTCGAAGTTCAGTGCTTGGCAGATCGAAGAGTTGGCATTGATCGACATTTCAATGTCATCGACGCTGCTGACCGTGTAGTTTCGCAACGAGTTTGTGGTGGTGATGGTGTTGCCAGTGAGAATGGTCAGCGGCTTTGTGTTCTGCACGGCGTACATGACCACCTGTGCAGGACCGCCCACCCACGCTGCGTTCGATGTGATGATCTTGCCGACGATGTTTGCAGTCTGATAAGAGCCATTAGAATCAGCGTACCAGTCTTCGTACTGATGCCACTTGGCTGAACCCGAACCGGGAGTACCTGTGATGGTGAGCAATACGTTGCGAGCGTTGGACGAGAACAGCACCCAATCGCCCGTGTTGGAGAGTACCTGAGAGGCTGCGTACTCAATCGGCATCTTATCGACAACGATGTATTCAAGGAACTTGGCGTTGGTGTTGGCTGTGTCATCGAACGTGGTGATACCAGCCACGCGAATGTCCGTGGACAGATTAGCATTAGGATCGTCGCCCACGGAGCGATAGACAATAGCTTCTGTGTTTGAATACGTGCGGTAGCCATAGCCTCCGAAGACCACGGACAGACCTTCGATGGATCCCACGGTGACGTTGCCGACGACAGCCACGGCATCGTTAGCTTCGGCTGTGGCTGCAAGACCACCAAAGACGATGACAGGATCACCGACGTTGTAGGATAGACCTCTACGCTTCTGCTGTGGGTCTGTACGAATCTGAGAATCCACCACGATGTTCGAAATGGATCCGATGATCTTTTCGGAGAAGAGTTGCTCGACGCCGTTTTCATCGACATACGGAATCTCTAGATCTTCACCGTTTGTGAAAGAACGGAAGACGTTGGAAACGTACATTTCCAGAATTTCGGTTCCGAACGTGCGGTCGATGGTCTTGTTAGCCGATTCGATGATACACGTAGCCTTGGAGATAGATCCGGTAGCCTTGTGCTTCTCTAGCAGGTTAACATCGATGTTCTGATTGGCTGCGGATAGCGTCAACTGAAAGGCTTGTGGCAGCTTCCACTTACCGTCCGAGGCAATGAGAATCTGCTGCTTCGGATAGTAGACGTTGATATCTTCGCCATAGAGAACGCGGAACAGCCACTTGACAGACTCTTCGGAACCCTTCTTGATGTAGAACTCGCGTGCGCCCTTGAGGATCTTGACCAGATCCAGTTCAGAGTTCTCAGGGAAGTACGGCAGGAGTTCCTGCTTGAACAGACGAATGAACGGGTCCAGAGTTTCGTCCACATCACGATACTTACCAGAGTTCATGATGTGGTAAACGGTATTACCCTTAGTCTCGTCCTCTAGCCAAGTGTAGTAGAGTTCAAGAAAACGCTTGAACTGTGGATGATCTGCGCGAACGAAATCCGGCAGTTGCCGGTTGATCAACGCGGATACTGTTTTCTCTGCTGTTGCCATTAGCTTTGTACCGCGCCTACTCTAATGTCGATAGCAGCGGGATCCGTGCTGTCGAGTGTGAGGATTGCATTACGTGTGGTCGAGAAGACGTTCGTGTTAGGTTGCGCCTTGAAGACCATCGTTCCGAACGGATCGTTGACCGAAATTGGATTGAAGTTGTCCAGAGTCAGGTAGCCGTCGTCGTAGTAGATCGTGCCTGCGGCGTTGTTGATGACGCGCTTGATGGAGTTGGCATCGTAGTAGAAGATTCGAAGCGTACCCTTCTTACCCTGCAATACGCAGCGAAGTTCTGCACCCGATCCGGATCCACCTTCTACGCGAGCCACGGCTGCGGAGTAATTCGAACCAGAGTTCGTGACCACAACGCTCTTGAGCTTGCCGTTGACAATGACGGCGGATGCGGCTGCGCCTGTACCATCGCCTTCGATCACGATCTTAGGAATCTCGGTGTACTGGTCGCCGGTTGCAACCACTTCGATTGCGTCCAGTCCGGTGAAGGACTGAGGAACTTCTTCGATGAAGCCGATACGCTCAATGCCGAACTCGTCAATGATTCCGAACGATGGCTCGGAGTAGAGTCGGTCCAGAGAGGTTCCCTTCTTGAGCGGAACGTAGAAGTCGATCTTATACGTCTTAGACTGATTGAGCAGCGGACGGAAACGCTTTTCGATGACAACCTTGATGGAGTTGTTTTCGATGGAAGGATCTGCATCATCGATAGCCCGAACCAACTTGCTCATCTTGAACGTGTTGTTGAACGTGTTGAGGTAGTCGTTGGCGAAGTTAGCCACAGCACCATAGACAGCCGTTTGAATGCCGCCTGCGGTCTTTGTGGTTTTCCGTGGGTCATAGACCACATCGACCACGAAATTCATGTAGTTGTAATCCGGAGCGATGTACTCAGGCGTGACCGTCAGCACGGAGATAGGCTTGAGGACTTCATCCTTCATGTACTGAATCTCGGACTGCGTGACTTCGTAGTTGCCGCGAGGCTTGACCGAGAAGAAGATCTTACCATAGACAGGCGGCACATTCTCTTCGCCACCCCACACCGCAACCGAGTCGAAGTATGGATAGTTCTTGTTGATCAGTGCGATGTAATCGTTCTTAGTGACAGCACGGTTCTGAGCGATGAAGCTCTTTGGTGCGGTGAACTTGATGTTGTCCGTAGTCTCTTCCAACTTGCCCGAAGACGATTCGGTGGAAAGCGCGATGGTGACAGTCGTTCCCGGCATTGGATTGTCAGAGAGGCTAAAGGTGCGAATGCCATTGGCTTCGTCGCCCGAAGTGACCACATAGGAAACGATGACGATGTTGCCGTTCTCTAGGGCTGCACCGAGAATGCCGTCACCGAAGGAAATCTGATAGCGACCGTTGCGATTCTCTTCTAGGTAATAGACAGGCGAATCGGAGGTAACGGTGGTGGAATCTTCCGCCAGTTCAAAGGTTTCGATGGAATAGTTGTCGGCACTCTTCTGAATCTGAACACTGAGCGTTGACGTATCGACACCCACATCCGGCAGAACGAATACCTGCTTCTCGTTGGTCTGTGAGTCGTAGGTGAAGACGTAGGAGACAGGGTTGCCTTCCTTGATCTGTAGGTTTTCGAAGTTGAAGTAGCCTGCATTGTTCTTGGAAACCACACGTTGCTCGACCGTGACAAAGCTATAGGCTTTGCCGTCCTTGGGAGCAGAAGTGAACTTCGTGAACTTAGGCAAGGTCATCGCGGAGTTGGATCCACCGACCACTTCCTGAAAGGCAACATTGATCGTAGCCTGAGAAGCCACGCGGGATCTTGGCGTATAGCCTAGCAGCTTTGCATGGCTAACCACTGACTGCCGCAGTTGTGCGGTGTCGATGAACATTTCGTTCGCCATCATGTTCATGTAGTAGCCCATGTAATGCGTGTTGTACGCAAGAACGTCGAGCAGAATCGAAAGACCAGAGCCGTCGAAGTTGTAGTCCGAGAATTCGGGCTGAGACTTGAGGAAGGTCTTTAGGTTGGACTTGATGCTTTCAAAGTCCAGTTCTGTAATCTTGAGTGGTTGAGTCATTGTCCGATCTTCCTACTTGCTCTCTTCTGGAACGTCTTGTGACCATCTACGGTAGCCTTCTTGACGGTTTGTTCCGGCTTCTTCGTCTTAGGCAGCATTGGCTTACCCTGATACATCAACCCTTCCAACATACTGCGAAACTCTTTGAGTGTTTTCATTATCGGATTCTCTCTAGGAATAGTTCAATCGTGATAGGATTAGTCTGATTCACGATAAAGAACGTAAGGGTAACTTCATACGCATTCTGATCATAGTTTGGGGCGACATTCACACTGGTCAGATCGACTCTAGGTTCGAATCGATTCACCACGGCTTCAATCTCGTTGCCGATGGCTGATGCCGTGATACTGTCGAGCGGTTCGAATAGATGCTGTCTCAGGTTCGAAAACAGTTTAGGCTGCATAAGCCTTTCGTATTTTCCAGCCGAAAGGAGATTCTTGAGCGACTGAATGATAGCATCGTCACCGACCTTCTTAGCCAGATCACCCGTAATCGGATGGGCTGTGAAGTTCATGTCAATGTCTTTGAATTCTCGTTTGGTGACTGCCATGTTTACTCTGCTGTATCCGATTCAATTGCTTGGATTGTCGCACTATTTAGCGTAACTGACGGAATGGCATTGCCACTCTCGTCGGTATAGGCGACCGTGAGGTTGTAAGCAATGTCGAACGCTTCGGTCTTGCGGCGAATCTCCACAAAGTTGTTCCAGTCGGCATCCATCTGAGCCTGAATCTCTTGCCGTCTGGAACGCAGGGTAGACGCCCATTGGAGCAATCCGGCTTGCTTCTGAGCCGTCGATTGGCTGACGAATCCACCGTTGGACACCGTAATGAGCATGTCGCGGAATTCCCGCGCAAGGTTGGCTACGAGGGACGGCTTGAGCAAGGACGCAGACATGAGGGCTACGTAGTCCACGCCGTCGTCCAGATAGACCGACATGAGTTCATGCTGTTCGATGACCTTCTGTTGGCTCATTTCGGCATAGGACTTCGAAGCCTTGGCAATCTGTAGACGGGTGCCAGAGATTACGAAATTGGTATTAGAGATATTCGATGTAGCGAGAACTTCGACATTGTTGTTTAGGAGGCGCGTCGTATAGGTGACAAACGGCTCCTGCGTATAGATGGATGTGACTTCTCTGGTAAACGCTTGATGATTGTCATGCAGAATGTAGATTTCGGTACCCTGATGCCCACGATCCGTGAGGTCGGCTGACGCTTGAATAAAATACTTGGCTGACCGGAACTTGCGAGCGTTGAACGAGAAGATCAGGGTAGGACCGCCCGAGAAGTCATTCAGGGTGAGCAAGTCAGAGGTCGATTCGTCCGTAGGCTCGGCGTTTGGAGAGTCTTCGTCCAGTACAAGTCCGGACAGACGATCCGTGTGATCCTTGAAGTTGTCCAACTGAGCCACGGCTGCGGATAGCCCATCATTGCCACCGATGGAGTTCTGTAGCTCCTTGTACTCAGCCGCGAGAAGAGGATCCGTAGACACACCCGATAGCTCGGTGTTCAGGTTCGCATAGTTGCCTGCGGTGTAGTAGATCAGTAGCTCTCTAGTGTCCTCAATCAGATCCGCGAGTGGGTTGTGAGAGAACGTGGTCAGTCCTGCTTGCAGACCATTGGCATTCGCAGCCGCAGTGAGTGCAAGCTGAATCATCGCATTAGAGAGATACGGAACCGTTTCGTTCTGCTGCGTTGCAAGAGGCTCTTCGGTCTGATCCTCGGCTTCCTGATCAATCTCTTCGAAGAGCGGATCAATCTCGTCCTCATCGGAAAGGACAATGGTATCCGTAGTAACATTTGCAACGGGCGTTGCTACATTTGCTACAGTGTTCGAAGATCCAGACGCAGAACCCTCGGTGCTTATGGTAATCTGCACACTTTCGGTGCGCGGATAGAGCCGTTTAGCCATCAGCGTGACCACATCGAATTCGGTCGGCACGCGATCAGCCTTTGGCAGCACAGAGTCGTGAAGACTGACGGTGACACCGACTGACACGCCTCTGGCGATAATCTCGGCGTTGAGGTCTTGAATCTTAACCTGTAGATCTGGCTCAAGGTTCAGAATCTCACCCGAGAGTCCATTCATTTCATCTTCGAACGGAATAACGTCAGCTTTGGTCAAGCCGCCACGCAGCATGTCCATGGTTTCGATCATGGCATACTGAGCGGTCGTGGCTTCGACGTAGGCTGTCGGTGCAGTTGTTTTCTGAGTAGACATTATGACGGACTCTTCAAGCCAGTGTTAGATGGAGAGGACGCAGAACCGGTCGGTATGATCTTGCCGATGCCATGCTTCGTCTTGACCTTGTTGGATACCTTGCCACCGAGTTTGACGGAGCTTCCCTGAACGGTTGTAGACTTGCCCTTGAGCGATAGTGACCCACCACCGCCCACCTTGACTGCGCCTTTGCCCTTTACGTCCACGGTGTTGCCTTCTGCCATGAACTTGCCACCTGCTTTGATGCGAACATCCTTGCCTGCGGAGATATTGACATTCTTGGACGCTTCGATGTTGAGGCTTCCGCCCGTCTTGAGATTGCAGTCGCCAGTGACCGTGATGTTGCAAACACCGTCGATGGACACGCTATCGTTGCCCACAACCACTGTAAACTTGTCCTTGATAATCTTCTCGACACGGTTGCCCTGCGCATCGAACTCAATGTAGCTTCCGTTCTTGTGTGCAAGATGCACGCGCTCCTTGCCTGTGGTGTCGTCCAGTTCCAGAACGTGACCCGACTCCGATTCAATCGCGAAGTTGAATGGATACTGCGGAGCAAAGGTGGGTTCTGGTTCGTTCCATGTGGAACCTCCCACTTTCTTCACACCCTTCTTAAGATTGCGCGAGCGTGTCTCATGAATCGTTCCATCCTTGCGCCCACGCGAAAGACGGTTCATGGTGGACTCGTTTAGACGCTTTGGATAGACGCCTGCGGGATCCGAGAAGCCCAAGGCTGTGTCTGGCTTGAGTTTAGGCTTGCCGGTGAGAACGCCGAGAATGACCGGGTGTTGCGCGGAGTGTGCGTCCGCAAAGAAACCCACAACCCAATCACCCTCTTTCGGGGTGTAAGAGGCTGGCACAGAATTCGGATGCACAGGATGCGCCCAAGGCAATGCATCTGTGGGTATCAAACTCTTATCATCCGTGTGCCAGCCGAAGCAGCGAACGCGAACGCGACCCAACTGTTCCGGATCGTTGCGGTCCTCGACCACACCCATCCACCAGATGAATCCTTCCCGTCCTAAAGAGTAGCGCATGTCGTTCATGAATTAAGCCTTGCGATTTTATCCGGCAGTGTCGATGAATACGCCGGTAGTCCTTCGGGCAGAGAATCTCTTGTCAATAGACAGAGGCTAGTAAACTTGTGATTGACCAGATCGAACTTGTGGTTGACAGCGATAATCAGGTACTTGCCACCTTTCTTCTTGTCCCACATGTCGCCTTCAGCCGGTGTAATGGTGTAGGGTACGCGAATGTTGACCAGAGTTCCTACGTTCAATCCCATGTTACCGGGAACCGTTATCTCGGTCAGCGAGTTGTTCAGAATGGACAATGCCATGATGCGACGAATCCAGTTTTCAATGCCATCTGCATTTAGATAGGTCATCAGATGCATGGAGGATTGTGAGAACAGATTCTTCTGATTGCTCATGGGCGTATTGCCGTATAGCTTGTTCAACTGATCCAGATTGTATTCGAACTTGGTTCTGGACTGAGCAATCGGATCGATGCCCAAGAGTCCCATTGCGTATCCGCCCGAACCACTGGTGGAGAGGATATCGAAGTCGCGGACAGCCTCATAGTCGTCAATGGCAAACTTGTCCATGTCCAGTTCTTTCTCACCGCGCTTGTTGTCAAGCACAAAGGGAACCTTGATCTTCGTGCCAGACTTGTAGATGCTCTGAAGACTTCTGAAGAAGAATCCTTCCAGATTTTCGTAGAAGAAATAGCACGATGACTTGTCAGTATAGGCTCTTGAGGCTAGCCAGTTGAGTGCTTCGACCGGACGCCAGTATGGAATGATGACCGAGGTTTGCCCGGTGGTTTCGTCCACAAACGCTTTGTTGGGAGCGATGCCCAAGTCGTTCTGAATGATTTCTCTGACGATATCGGAGATTGTGGTGTTCTGATAAGCACGGCTGATCTTCTTAGTGTTGGAAAGGAAGAGTTCATCCGAAACGAAATAGATCATGTACTTCTGAGTCTGATCTTCTGGCTTGCGCTTTGCGATCTTGTAAATTCTAAAGGCTTTCTTAATGATGATATCCTGTTCAGGCACCGTGAAGTGCAGGTACATGTATTCGCCGCCATGCATACTGAGGCGTGCCATCATGTCGTTGCCGTCTGTGATCATCAACTCGCCCGACATGAATCCAAGGTACATGTCCTGCCTGACCTGAACCTCAGAAACCATGGCTCCCACTTCGGTCGTCGTCGCATCGGACGAAACGATAGAGACAGAGACAAGTCTAAAGTCTCTGGTATCTACGTGCTGATCTTGTGGAAGCTTACTTGTTTCAGTTGTCATTACGCATCAATCTCCGCAATTCACTCTCCACGCTACCGACATAGGCGGCATCAAGTAACCTGATAGCCCTGCGCTTTTCATTCTCCAACATTTCATAGGTGTAATTAGAGACTGCTGAGTAAGAGTATTCTGTGGTGACGATCACACCGCCGCTGAAGTCTTCGCTGTCCGAAGGACCGATGACTGTGGTATCCGCAACACCGGGTAGGAATGGTCTGTTCTCGACCAGTCCAGTATTAGGATTCTGATACTGTGCGCTGATTATGTATGTCGATGTGTTGGTCGAAGACGGCATTCCGTTGAAGAAAACAGTTCGAACGATAATCTCTTCGTAGTGGTGAATAGCCAGTTGAGACTGTTCTACCGTCTGTCCATATCTCTTCTGTATGAGCGTGTGGACTTCTTCCGTCAACAGAGGGAAGTCATAGGAAGGATCCATTAGCTGATTGAACAGAAGAACGATCCACCTTCTACGAGGATCACCGTACAACTTGTCGGCAATGACTTCGGCTGTCTCGTTGTCCTTGACCTGATAATCATAGAATAGAGCGGTGTTCTCAGAAATCTCCCGAATGAACGCGGAGCGTGTGAGAATGTTGGTCATGCCAACGTACTGTCCTGACCCGATGTTATCCAAATCAGGATAGACGAGAGTGGGCATATATGAGAAGTAATCCATATTAGTATCCCTGCTCGCGGAGCGTCTTGTGCATCATTTCCAGTTCTGCGAAGATCATGACCATGCGAATCTGAATCGGTGAGCCGTCTGCGTGAGTTGCCCACTGTTCCAAGCCGCCCGTGTAGTCAATGTCAAAGCTCTTAAGGACGCACGTAGAAATCTGAGGTAGCCACTCGGAGTCAGCCCCGTTGAACTTGAAAGTGATATCGAAGTAGGAAGGAGGCACGATGTAGCGTCCCTGTCCAGACACGTATGCAGGCGAAGCGTGATACTTGAACTTACGAACGATATCCCGAATCATAATCGCTTCCTTCTCGGAACGCGGAGTCATGGTGAAATCGAACTGGAACTCACGAAGATCAGTACCCGAATAGAGCATTTCGAACTGAGGATTGAGAGCGTATCCAAGGGCTGTCAGACCGGCATCGCGAACCACACCCGAATCCATACCGAGTGCACCCGAAGCCTTTGCGACGGCTTCCATGCCTGCGGGACCGTTCATCATGTCTCCTGCCTTCGACCAGAAACCTTCTCCACCTTCTTTACCCCAACCATCGTATTCCTTGATGATGGAAGATCCTACTTCCACGATAGCACCGGCTGCGCCGAGAGCTTGAGTCATGGATTGCTGATTGTAGGCATTGTTGATGCGGTCATTCCATGTTCCCTGCGGCAGATACATGGTGATCAGGTCAGAGCGGGATGCGCGGCGAGTGAAGTCCATCATGCGGTCGTTGTACTTCTTGTTGCGCGTCACCTTCATGTCGTTCGCTTCCCACTCTTCCGGAGCGGGACCATACGGACCATCCTTTGCGACCGGAATGTTGGAGGGTGGGAAAAACCCGCCAGTAACATTAGAGATTCCTCCGGTGACAGAATTGAGTACCTGTCCTGCGCCGCTCGCGATCTTCGTACCCCAATTTCCAAGCTTGTTGTCCAGTGGCTTGAGAACGTTGTCTTGCGTAGCCTGAACCACTCCCATATCGGTAATAGGAACCGACTCAGGAAGCCATGTCTGAAACTCGACCGTGTGTGGGTATCTCTGAGAGTTGCCAACGTCCAACGGATAGCGGTATACGCTTCTATCGTATCGGTTTTCCAGAGGGGCTAGTGGTCCGTAGGTTTTTTTGACGATATCGCCAATCTGCCCTGTGGTCTTACGGATGTTGTCGATGAAGCTCATTTTTCGTTCCTGTGAGAATTGGTTTATTTATCAGGCATAGACCGGATGTACGGCATCACGGTTTGCGCTACGCACTAACGCATCATCCCTACTCACAACGTCTGCCTTAGCCGCAGGACGCTTTCCTACCGTATTGTTGGTAGTGTTGTTGATGGTTGGTCCCACCACTAAGCCGCTGCCACCGCCCGAAGGTGCGTTAGCAGCCGTCAGTTCGCGATTACCCTTATCGATAGCCGTAGCTGACGAACTTGATGCAGGCGTGACTGACCCACCACCGCCCGAAGGGGCAGGGGTTGCAGATGCCATCATCGGTGCGCTCTGTGTTGGAGTTCCACCCAAAGCTGCGGTGTATTGGTCGGCGTACTTGCCCACCTTGTTGAACAGAGTATCCTGAACTTCGCTGATCGTCTTTGGTTGTCCGTTCTTGTAGAAGATATGAGGATTAGACTTGGCTGCCGCAGGCATGACGTTTGCAGCCACGGCGTTTGGATCCGATCCGAAGAGCTTGGCTGCACCACCAGCACCCAAGAAGTGTGCCGCGTAGATGGAGGTGCCGTTAATCGGCAGTCCCTTCTTTCTCAGGAAGTCTGAGTTTTCCTTGATGAAGAGTGCGCCTGCGATAGCCGATGCGAGAGGATCCAACGGTCCCTTGTGCAGTTCTGGATACTTGGAGCCGTACTTGCGTACCATGTCGCTCCACGTAGAGTCGATGAACTGGTACAACCCCTTGGCTGACGAGAGCTTGCGTCCGGTCTTCTTGTCGATTGGAATCGCGTTTGGATTGAATGAACTTTCCTGCTTGGCGACAGCCATCATGATTCCGGGTTCGACACCGACTTTCTTCGAAGCAGCGAGAATGTATTCCTTCACCGAGTCACCCGGCATCGGTAGATTGCCAGAAGGTTTGGTCGAGAGCGTTCCAGTCCCGCCCGTGGCAGGAACCGATGGTGTGGAAGGTGGTGATGGAGCGACGGGTGCTGTGGTAGATTCGGTGGATACCGCAGCGGAGCGTCGTCCGCGACTCGTTGGACCTGACGTAGTGCCAGTGTCCACTGCCGCTTCTGTCTCTAGTCCCAACTTGCGTCGAACGTTTGGAGGTAGATCCTGCTCTAGAACCTTCTTACCCTGTGCATCGACATAGCCACCACCAGAATAAGATCCGTCTTCGTTGAGTTTCATTTCCTGCTTTTTGTAGCCCGTGCCTTCCAACTGCCGATTGATTTCAGTGTAAGACTTGTTCTTCTTTGCAACAGCCGCTTCGTCGGATGCACGAATCTTGGCTTCATTGCCCTTGCCAAACCAACCCATTGCAGTCTGAATAGCATCGTTGATCTTCTGATCTAGCTTGAACTTATCGTTCAGCCATGTACCTAACTCATAGCCGAGATAGCCTGCCATGCCAACCAATCCTGCTTTTCCGATCAGGGATGCGAATGGCATGAGGGCTGCAAGCCCGCCGAGAATAGCCAATGGGTTCTTGAAGAATCCCATGATCTTGTCCCACAGTCCACCGAACAAACCTGAAATCCAACCGAAGATGCCCTTGTCATCTTCTTTCTTCATGTTGGCTTCAAGCTTATCGAATCGCTTGTCGATATGCTTCTTTAGTGCTGCGACAGGATCTAGCCTCTCATATTCTTCCGATTGATCTTTGTATGAGAACTTGCTCTTGAGTTCGACTTTCTTCTTTTCTTCCTCTTGCATCTTCATGACCAACTTAGCCGTTTCCAAAGCCACACGGCGACCCGCGTTCTCCTTGTCCTTTGCAGAAAGCTTCTTATAGGTCAGCCCGGTGCCACCCCTACTGTCCTTGAAAACATCCTGATACTGATGCCCTTCGGGTGAGAGTGGATTGTACTGTACATCACGATTCTTGCCAGAGGTTCCCTTGATTCTAACCAGTTTCGGCATGATGAGAGACTTGATATCAGACACATCGCTCTGCGTCTGAGAAGTGATCTGAAAGATGAAATCCAACTTACGGTTAATTCCCCTAAGCTCACCCTTGGTTGAGGCGGCGAGCGCGACTGCCTTACGGCTAGAGATACCCTTCTTCTTTTCGTCATCATCTTTAAACTCATCCGGATACTTCTTTTTGAGTTTTTCTCGGAATGCCTTCTCCGCTTCCTTCGCTTCCTTTTCCTTCGCATTTCTCTTTCTTGCTATCTTAATCATGTCCTTTTCAGACATGAAAAACCGCTCATACCACTCTGCGGCTTTGCCCATTCCAGTAGCTCTCATCAATCCAGAGAGGGCGGTGGCTTCATCACCAAACATGCCAGTCTTTTTCTGTTCCCACGCTTCCCGAACACCCGCCTTGATACGGCTCTTTCCCATCAATCCGGCACGCAGCATAGATCCACGAACGCCCTGCTGTGCGCTCATCATCTTCTGCATTTCGGAGAGTGTGTTTTTCTCTTTTCCCATGGGTTGAAATCTCTTTTGTGCTAAATAAGGCGTAGGTCGCGGAACGCCAATTCCCACCTACTCTAGAAACTGAATGGAGTTACCAGCATGTCTATTTATCCCGAATTCAAACCTACCTACCTGTATATCAAGCAACATTCGATTACAGGACTCAAGTATCTAGGCAAGACCACCAAAACCGATCCGGATGCTTATCTTGGATCTGGCACCTATTGGCGACGGCATATCAAGGCTCATGGAGTCGAACATGTTGTCACTCTCTGGAAGCAGCTATTTACAGACCGAGAAGAACTCATTCAGGAAGCCTTGCGGCTCTCCGAAGAGCATGATGTTGCCAACAGTGAGGGGTGGGCTAATCTACAGGAAGAAAATGGTCTGGATGGTGTCACCATCGGCACAAAGCTTTCCAAGGAACATAGGGATAAGTTGGCGGCTGCGCACCGTGGAAAGAAGTTCACGGAGGAACATAAGACTAATATGAGCCGTGTTCGCATGGGAAAGACTGCCTCTCCGGAGACTAAACAGAAGATTAGTGCTAGACTACGAATCAACAACCCATCCCACAATCCGGAAATCAGAGCAAAAATTGCAGCATCGTTACGTGGTAAGCCTAGACCAGACTTGGCTGAACGGAATCGGATTCGGTGGGAGAATTGGCGACTTCTTCGATCACAAAAAGACCAGACTGAGAATACCTCTGCTTAAATCCCTCAACCGTATTGGGAATATCCATATGAGGCATCCAGAAATTATCATGGGTGCGAACATGCCCCATAATATGTTCCATGTGAAACATTTGTCCACATAACAGACAGCGATACTGGTTCATCTGCGTTTCGTCTGCCTTTCAAGTTTAATGCGTTCCTGCTCTTCTTTGAGATACTGTGTCGTCAGCGCAACAAAAACTTGACGTTCCCAACACAACATGTTCTCTAGATCTAGATACGAATACTTGTGATGATGCATCAATGCCCAATTCGTTCTAATAAAGTTCTCTAGAGTATCCCAAGAGCAGGTTAGATAAAAAAATCTAGTAGGTTCTCCGCGTGTAGTTCGTGTTCAAAACCACACTTCTTACACATAACTCTATCCTCAAGGACAACCTTGGGTGAGGTAGCGAAGAAATGCCCCATCTTTTCGATTGACTCAG